TCACATCCTGCACAGTTGCTTTCTCACCCATGCACTCTCAAGCACATCATAGATATACTGATTGGGCGTACCTTCTTCAAAATATCTGCTATTGTCGCCGCCGAGCATCTCTACAGCAAACGCTCCGACGGCTCTGGATCGTGACTGACCGGCATAGCAATGGACTAAAAGCGTGTCAGCAGCCTTCCTGTGCTTTTCGATGAAGTCGATGATCTGGTCCGCCATATCATCATCGAACAGAACAGCTCCGTCTATCTCTGTTACGATATCATCGAATAGTAGCGTAAGAACGCCTTTGCAGAACTGGTTCTCTGTAAATCTTACACCAAAGCCACCTGTGTGACTGTCCTGAATCGAGATTACTGCGTATGTATCGGTCAGCGCTCCCTGCTCTGCGGCTTCATCGGCCATGCCAAAAGGATAATAATGCTCCATGACATAGCCGAATGCTCCGTGGACAGATTTGACGAGAACTCTTTTCATTGCAGATCACACTCCTATTTCTTCACCTCAACCGTAAAGTTTCCGTCACCGTCAACTTTCAGGCTCAGTGTTTTGACATATCTATCATAGAAATGCTTCTTCTCACTTTCCGTGCCCTCAATCCACGCTTCCTCGTAAAGATGCTCAACCAGCTCCTTACCGTTCAGGTACAGTATATCCGGCAGATACTTTTGCAACAGACCGAGCAGAACCGCTCGCTTGAAGCCGTCAGCATTACCGGAACAGAAGTCGTCGATAGCGCAATAGTAGATATCATGCTCCTCAAGGGCATTTTTGATCGCTCTGCCACAGTTTTCGTATTCGTACATGACGAGGAACCTTGCGTTCGGCAGCGAGGTGATCAGTCCCCAGAAGTCCGAGTCACTGGACACGAGGATGAAGCTATCGATGCCCTCTGCAAAGTGGCTCTGACAGACACCGGCAGTCATGACAATATCAACAAGGCTCTTTCGCTCCGTGACACGGTCTATCAGGATGTGTTCGACAGGTATCTCTGTAAACTTATCGAGCCATTGCCATCCAACAGTCGTGTGGTGGTCATCGTACAGATAGATCCTCTCTATCTTATCCAGCTCACTCTGGTCGAGGTTTCTCAGCGTAGCATACAGCTTATAAACATCTGAATTCTCGCAGTCTACTGCTATGACCGTCCTCATGCTGTTGCGAATGAATGTGTAGATATTGTTCTTGGTTTCCTCGGTCGCATCTCGGTATTTGCTGGGATCCTCAAAGGAGTCATGATGCAGTCCGTAGATGATTTGCAGGAACTTCCGGTCGGACAGCAGCATGGAACCGCAGTCAAACGGTGTCCAGTATATGTACACCTGGAATGGGTAGTACATCTTGCTCGTCATATACTTCTCAAACTCACGCTTCAGCGCAATAGGGTTGTTATAATGCGGTATGACGAACAATTCCCGTATATACTGCCATTCACACCAGTCGGGAATCAACGCTGCCACATCGTCTATGTGGTTGGCGATCAGCTTGTTGAGGTCGAGCATATATTTTTCGGAGCGATAGTTTGCCTTGATGATCGGGATGCCCCATTTTTCGAGCTGAGCGATGTTCTCTGCATCGTACCATTCAAGCGTGTTCAGGTTCTTCAGATTGTTCCGCATCTCATAGTCAGTTTTCTTGTATTTCAGGAACAGAGCTGTCCGCAGCTTACAGAGATAGCGTATGGTCGTTGCCGGTTGGGAGCTGTATAGTGTCTGTAAAAGCTCATGACATTCCGCATCGAAGCATTTCTCTACAATGTGTTTTTTCACTCCTATGAGATAGGCAATAGTCGCTACAAGGTCTTTGGTGTCAACGGTAGAATACTTGTTGCCCAAACTCATCACCTCCGTGGTTATACGCCAAGATGATGCTCTATGATCTGCATGATCGCCTCGGCTCTTTTCTCTCCGATACCTTTCACACCCTTGATATCCTTCTCCAGCGCTCTCAGGTCAAGCGTAGGTGCATCCTCTCTTAAACCGTCAGCATATCGTATGAGAAAGGCTTGCAGCTCCTCACGGGACATCTTCTTTATGGTGCGGTAGGTATCGCGGTCGATGATTTTGTCAGGCATAAACTAATTCCTTTCTGTGGTCAAATACTACTAAGATACTCCGGCACAACAGACTCCAACAGCTCACACAAGTCATCGTCCATGTAAGAGTATTCGTCAGGGATGTTCAGACAGATGATAGTTTTATCTACTATGATATCTGAGTATTTCTCTTTAATCCTTCTGATGTGCTTTTTCTCCATGCAAAAGATAATATCTGCCCATCCCAGCAGTCCTGGCGTGACTTTGACTCTTGCATTATTCTCCGTTCCGGCGGAGCGTGCGCTGTGACCTTCGTATCCGTCAAACAGCTTTTCGGCAGTCAGGGAACGGCGTTTATTCTGGCTGCATAAGAATAGTAAGTTCATATTGTATGCCTACTTCCGTATTGTTTGCAACTTCAAGAGTTGTGAACATACGAATTCGGGGGGGATTACTCGGTCCTCAACACATACTCGTTATTTATGTGTTGATCCAATTTCCATTTTCTGAAAAAATTATCTTGCTGCTGGGCTTTGTCAAGACTATAAATTGAGTTATCGAATATAGGTTCATAGCTCCAATTATCATCTTTTGATTTTGTCCAGCCAATAATATACGGGGCATATACTTCAAGCTGTTCCTGAACCATTGTGTTCAAAACAAATGGTTCACCTTTATCAGAGTGTAGGATTGCATCTCTTAAAGCTGTCCATATATATTTAATCTCTTCTTCTGGGCTAACAGTTTCGTATGATGGCTTTATATGCAGTTTTATTTCGCCATCTTCCTCTTCGTGGTCAATTTTGAGATCAAAGTTTTCCACGAAGGATTCTGATTGATGCAAAAATACATCATGTCCACAGTAATGATAGATGGGAATATGGCGTTTCTTTAATTCTCTCCGAATATTATGAGCACGCAGCGGTATAACTTCCACGTTGGTATAATGAAGATTTCCGAAACATAGTATGAGGTAGTCTACACGCTTATCAACTGCCTCAAGTAAACTAACGATTTGTTCAAACATTAGCACTATCGGGTTGTCATATAATCTGACCTTATTGTGATCATGGAAAAACAGGTTAGGAAAATCGGAGTGGATCTCTATTAAAAAAGCAAGCTTATGTTCGCAATTGTAATTGCTTGCGATTTTCCTTATATTTTCATCATAAACCGGTATACTCTTTGTATGTTCGGCTAATGCATGACGAAAGCTGAGCATCAAGGACTGAAAGTTTGTCTTTTCAGTTTGACGATAATGTTTCATCAATATATCGCACAAATCCTGAATGACTTCTTCAGATACATGATCTGTAGTCTGAATGGTTTGATGCCACTTTTCATAGAAAGATGCTATATCTTTTTGATGCATGATGCCAAGGGATTGAACCTTGTTTCCCTTTTTGGGCTTTGAAAAAAGATCTACTCGAAAATGCTCGATACCAATTACTGTGCCTCTTATTCCTTTCTTATGAGACTCACTCAATCTTACAAAGTCAGGGCGTTCTTTTGTTTCTCGCGGAACATCTGAGCCAGATAAGAGAATTCCTATTTTCTTGGATTCTCCTTTTTGTGCCAGACATTGTTCTATAGCAATATTTAAGCAATTTTGCTCAATTTCTTTTTTATCCGTTATAGTTGTGAATTTTTCATTAACTGACATGGAACCTCCCCTATAATAGTACACTCAACACCTCGTCCAGCTTATCAGCTATGCGCTTTTGCTCGGCGAAGCGCATTATTTCAAGATAAGAGATAATCTATCTATTGTTTCAAGAATACGCCTTTGTTCCGCAAGCGGAGGAAAAGGAATAAGCAGATTTCCGAGAATTGTGTGGTTCAGATTATCCATAGTACTTCCTACAGATTGGCTTTGTAGAGATTGTCTGATGAAGTCACTTTTTAGCATTGTAACAAAATATTCCGGCTCAAAATAGCCAGACGGAGTAGCAAAAAAACATCCTGTTCCGCAGATATATCCATCTTCGTTTTTTGTTATAACAGCAGCTCTGCCCATTTCGCCTCGTCTGCCAATCACAACATCGCCTTTTGAAAGAATGTACGATGTCATTTCTGGTACTTTGCTTGGTGCAACTCGCTTTATCTTGTCAAATGATACTTTTCCATTTGCAATATCAGCGGGATTGATAAGTGGTACACCTGATTCAGCGTAGTCACTTTTATGTAGCATACTGCCGAAAGGTCCTGTGCAATATTTCAAAAGAACGCTTCTAAGCCGCACCCACTTCCAATTTCTCGGAATTTCAAACGGCACTTCCTCCGGCTTGATCTCTGGCAGGGGCTTCTCCTTTTTGATCTTGCCCTCTTTAATTAGCCGCTGTTTCTCCGCCTGGATATGCTGATAAAGCTCCTCGGCGGTGCCGTCTTCGGGAAGCTGCTCGGTGAGCTTGCCCTGAATGCCCAGAGTGATGAGCTTCGCTTTCAGGCTCTCCGCATCGGCGGAATACTGCTGCTGCGCGGCATCAATGATATCAAGCACACGATATATTTGATCCAACTTGTCTGCAATAGCTTCCTGCTCTGAAGTGCAGGGAATTGGAACAGGGGTAGCATATACAGAATCAATGTAGTATTCTCTTTGATTGGTGCTTCCTCTGAATTGCTTAAACATGAGTTTTTGAATCGAAGGCGATCTCAAAGCATAATAAATATACTTTGGGATTATGCCTTCACCTACGCGCAAAAGTGAGATATGTGAGTCGGGAACCATAAATGGATATTTTTTTGATAGAGCTGCTGTCTCAAAATATCCAACTCTTCCCATAGTTCCGTTTCCTGTTGAGTTAATCACAATATCCCCATCTTGCAGCCTAAAATATTCAGGCCATTTAGGAAGAGTATCCTCATCTAAAAACAGAGCTTTCTCCAAGGCTAATTGGTGTGGCTGGTTACATTTTTGTGCAAATACCGGATATTTAGGAACATCTGAATATTGAGGGGATTTTCCTCTCGAAATGAGTAAACATAAATCGCCAAGAGCCACCCAAGCCCATGAATCCGGAATATCAAAAATCTCATCAGTTGACATTGGCTTCTCTTTAGGCTTTTTTGTTTGCCCATTTTTGATTTGCTCATCACGTTTTTCACGGATACTGGCAAGAATGACTTCCATAGACTTATCCGCACTATGGTGTGAGACAAGATTTCCATGAACAGCAATTTCAAGCATTCTGTTCTTTACAGCGATTATATCAATCAAAGCTGATCCCTCCCAAAATGCCGCGCAGCGTCACAAGCGCATTATTGATGATGTCTGCCTGCTCCTGCATATCGTCCATGATCTCCGAAACAGAACGCTCGTCCTCCTCAGTGAGGTCGATCCACTTGAAGTTCAGATCTTCACGCCCTGCGACTTCCTCCGCAGAAAATCTGCGCCATCTGCCGTTGGGATTCTCCGCTGAATAGGTCTCCGTTCTGTCCTGCATATGCCCCGAACAATAGCACTCGACAAATTCATCAAGATGCGCCCTTGTCATGGGTTTCTGCGCCATTGTGTGGTGAATGCCCGTGCGGTAATCGTACACCCAGATATCCCTTGTGGGCTTGCCCTTGTCAAAGAACAGCACATTCGTCTTGACGCCGTTTGCATAGAAAATACCGGTCGGCAGACGCAGAATGGTATGCAGATTAAACCCCTTCAGTAGCTTGTCACGGACTTTCTTGGTAGAGTCGCCGTCCGTCAGAACGCTGTCCGGCAGAACAACGCCGACTCTGCCGCCGGTCTTGATAATGGACATGATATGCTGCAAGAAATTCACCTGATTGTCCGATGTTTCAATAAATTCCGTTCTGACTGCGGACACTGCACCGCTGCCTTGCGGTCTTGTGCCGAATGGCGGATTTGTCATGATAACATCGAACATCTTGTCAGATTTATCAAGCAGAGAGTCCTGATAAGTGATTGGGCTCTGATCGACACCGATATCATGCAGATACAGATTCATAGACGCAAGCGTGACAACGAGCGCCGTGTTATCTGCACCGAACAGCGCATTATTTTTCAGGAACTTCTGCTTTTTGGAATCCTTGCTCTGCACGCGCATGTGGTCATAGGCGGAGAGCAGGAACCCGGCGGTTCCACAACAAGGATCGCCGACAGTCTCACCGATCTGAGGATTGACTACCTCTACGATAGCCTTGATAAGCGCACGGGGCGTGAAGTACTGTCCTGCGCCGCTTTTCTTATCCTGACCGTTCTTTTCGAGAATGCTCTCGTAGATCGCGCCCTTGAAGTCGCCCTCCATCATGTACCAGTTTTCCTCGGCTACCATGTCGATGACCTGCTTCAGATGTACGGGTCGGTCGATCTTGTTGGTTGCTCTCGTAAAGATCGTGCCGATCAAACCGCTTTCCTTTGACAGATTGGAAAGAATGGTCTCATACTCCTTAACAAGGTCATCGCCATCATATTCAAGCAGGTCTTTCCACTTGCAGCCATCCGGCAGTGTGCTTGTCAGCCCCAGTTCTTCCTTTTCTGCATCCATTTTCAGGAAGAGGATATAGGTGAGCTGCGTGATATAGTCGGTAAAGCCCACACCGGCAGCGGACATGACATTTGCAATGTTCCATACTTTGCTGATGAGTGCGGATTCTGTTTTCTGTGTTGCCATTGATTTATGCCACCTTTAGTAAAATTCTTGATAATGCGTTCATTTCATCATTCAGCGTGATCGCATTCCGCTCGAAAGCGTTCATACCCCTACGCCAGAGGTCGGCATCGGACTGGTTCAGTTCTATCGCAGAGACCGCACCCTCGCTGACGATGTATTCTGCGATCTGCCGCATCACTTCGACCTGTTCAGAAGTGAGGTCACGCTGTGTCTGACCGCAGTACAGATTGAATCGCTGCACAAAGCCGTTCATCAGCGTGGTGAGCTTCTGGCTCTTTCCGTAAGCATAGCGCACGATCTGAATGAGGTTTGTCAACAGTTTTGCAGTTGTACTTTCGTCAAGCTCATCTACTGTACCGGCATTGAGAGTGCGGTAGTATTTCCACAGGTGCTGTGCGCTGAAATGCCGATCTTCAAGAAGCAGCTTTTCGCTCAGATCATACAGCATGGAATTGGTAATGAGCGTATCCTCGGAGTTGTAGATGATACGGAGGACCTCGATATCATCCTTATGCTCCATGATGTATTTCTGGAAGTTCTCAATATATTCCTTTGCAGTCTCCACGGAGAATCCCGCAGAGATCAGCTTGTCGGGATCTTCTTCGGTGATAACGATATAACCCTTGTGCAGTTCAAGCAGCTTCTTTCTTGCCGGAATATTGCTCATGAGCTTTGCAATAAGTTGCCACCTACTCTTGTTTTCATCAGACGGACTGAGGAACGGCGGGAGCAGGTTTTTGTCAAAAGCATCACGGATAACCGATGATAGGTCTCTCGGTGAAAATCCATAGTCGCTGATAAATTCTGTCAGATGATATCCGAACAGCGGATCATTTTCATAGCGGTTGTAAATGCTTGCACAGTAGTCACGGAGCAGCATCAAATTATCATCGCTCAGCTCCTTGTGAGCAAGATGCTCCAGCACTTCAAACAGCGTCAGCTTTTTATTCGGTCCGGGACCGGGATTGACACGTGGTATCTTCTTTTCATGCTCTGTCACACCGACAGCGTCCACAATGTAGTAGCATTCCTTATAGTGTGCATTGGGCGTGACCTCACGGAGCTTGTCCTCAGAGATTGTACGGCAACCGCGCCCCTTCATCTGCGTATACAGCACATCGGACTGCACATCTTTCATGAACAGCACGATTTCCAACGGCTTGACATCGGTTCCGGTTGCCACAAGTGTTACCGTAACGGCAATGCGGAATTCACGCTCGGTGCGCAGGTCACGGATCAGTGCATTGGAGTCAACAGCGGAATAAGTGATTTTCTGCACAAAGCCATCCGGAAGTATTTCATCCGGGAATTCCGTCTTGAATACAGTCTTTGCCGCGTCAACAATCTCTGTTGCATGGTTATCGTCTTTTGCAAAGATGAGTGTTTTCGGGATATGCTTCCAATCAACTTCCCGGTCTGGATACAGATCACGGTATATCGCTTCTTTGAACCTTGTCAGCACCTCTATGATCTGGCTGCGGTTGATGACAGTTCTGTCAAGAGTAGATGCATCATATTCAACCTGTCTTTGTGCTGTATATTCGCTGGTTTCTCCTGTTCTTTTTACGGTCTCCTGCACAGTCGTTCCGGTTTTAATCGAGCCGCCATGTTCTGTGATCTGTGTTGCTATCCGGTAGATGCGAGCAGGAACATTGACACCATCATCCTCGGAACGTTCAATTGTGTATCGCTCGACATAGTTTCCATTGAAGAACGCCTCTGCTTCCGGTGTAGGTGTAGCGGTCAGACCGAGAATCGTCGCTTCGGAAAAATAATCAAGGACAGCTCTCCATTTGCCATAAATGGATCTATGGCATTCATCAACGATGATGAGGTCAAAGTAGTCAGGCGACAGTCGGACGTTCTCGCCAAGCTGGACTGTATCATTTGCATTTTTATCTTCAGATACAATATTGTTTTCATCCTCAGCATCTTCGTTTTCTTCAGAAAGCTGCTGTCCTGTCATAACAGCGTAGAGCTTTTGTATCGTAGAAATGACCACAGTCGCCTTGATATCCTCTTCGCGCCGAAGCCGCCTGATCAGATAAAGGGAGCTGAGTTCCATCTGGTTCTCTGTCAGATTGAACTGGCTGAATTCACTCTCCGTCTGCCGTGCAAGGTTATTTCTGTCAACGAGAAACAGTACCCTTTTCACGGAGGTATAGTTCAGCAAACGATAACTTGCAAGGCAAGCGAGATAGGTTTTGCCGCTTCCGGTTGCAAGTACAGCGAGGTTTTTTCTCTTGCCATATCGTAGGTGTTCTTCAAATTTATTCTCAGCAGAAAACTGGCAGTCACGCAGTGTTCCTTGCTTCAGCTTCGGTAGTGCGCCGTAGTCAGAGATCTTGCCTATCATTCGCAGCATTTCCTTCGGCGAATGCATTGTTTCGATCTCTGAATATTCGGACTGACCTGTCAGCAGATTTTTGAAGAGAATCTTCTTGCCATTGGACATATACACAAGTGGGATAATGCCATCGCACCATAGACCATACCAATTCTGCGGTGTGTGTGCATACTGCTCTGCCTGTGTTTCCACATCTCTTTTTAGTTCGTTTTCTTCACGTTTTGCTTCTAAAACAGCTATAGCTTTCCCGTCAATGAACAGTAGATAGTCACTCTCAGTATTTCCGAGCATGAGAGCTTCTTCGAGAGCTGTTGGGTGAATCGGAGAGAATTCCTCTCTCGGAACAACAGTCCACCCTGTGTTATCAAGAAATTCATCAATTCTTTTGCGGGATTTTTGTTCTGGTAACATGATATAAGCCTCCCTTCATGATTTCTATGGTACGTCATCCATGTACAATATCTCATCTTCCATTATAACACAAACTGTTTCGATTTTCAAGCAGTAAACAGTAAATATTCAAGGCTCCGTGGTCGGGAGCTGCCTATCTAACCACAGAGCCTTTATGATTCCACCGGTCTTACTGATCATCCTTCATATACATTTTTTCGATGCCATCCTCCTCTGGATGTTTCCCTGTATAATCCATCGACATGATGACCACCTGTGCTACGAGAGACCTGATACCGTCTAAAGATTCCGGAAAGTTTTCGATGTACTCAGGATTGACTTTTGGCATGACCTCCTTCAGTGCCTGCATGATATACACCAGAAGCCGCTGCCTATCCGCATAACCATATCGCATCCCATATGCATTGATAGCATGATGAAACTCAGATATCGCCCAGTGAAAAAGTTGAGTGAACTCCGCATCCGTTTCCAGTTTTTGAGGAAGCGGAATGCGTAACTTTTTAAATGGCGCCGGATTTGTTAAATCGTGTCCTGTGGCTGCATATTCCTGTTTTTTCATAATGCATCTCTCCTCATTCTTTAAAATCTACCAGCTCACCGCTAATGTCCTTTATTTTAGCCATCTCAAGCTCCATGTAACTCCCTGACAGTCCAGTTTTCTTGAAAAGCTGTATCTTTCTGTCAACTGTGTCCACCCGCCGCACTCTTTCCGTAATACTGACATACGAGCCGCCGGCTTTCGCTGCATCAGCTATAAAGTAGGTGAACTTCAGCACTGGATGATGACCGGCTTCTATAGCATCAATGATCAGGTTTATCTTTGCATTCATTATCTCCATCTCTGCTTCACTCAGCGCCTCAAATGCTCCGACCTCTCTTGCTTCCTCATCGATCATATCCTCGTAGCCTGTCAGTGCAGCAAAAGGAGAGAACTGTGCGGCACGCTCCAAAGGCGACATATGCTCATGCTTGTCTGACTGCCAATGCGGAAGGTCGATAATATCAGCATAGACCTCTCGTGCATTCGGCTCATCCCTTTTGATTCCCTCTGTCATTCACCATCACCTGCCTTGTGACCGCCGATCTGACCGTTGCGCTCTATCGTCATTGCCCCCTGCATGAAATTCATGCCCTTCAGAACAGCATTCTTACCGTATTTATCCTGCAATAATAATGTGGCACGCTGCAGAGCCTTCTCCTTATCAGCCTTCCGCTTCTTCTCAGCCTGCTGCCTCTCTACTTCTTCATAGTCAACGAACAATTCAAGCTGTACTGGCGCAGTGTCTTCCGGGATATCTTTTTCATAGATGAGGTCACAAGCGGCGATCGTTACCCTGCGCACCAGCAGATCATGGTCAATGATCCGGTCATAGAGCCGCATTATAGTATCCACGATGTCTTTTGTAGATGATGTCCAGTGGTCGATATTGCCTGTGCCGTGTGCATGATATGGCGTGATGCGCCCGTAATGATCCTTGGTAACTCTGCCCTTGTATATCTGTCCGGTCGTCGTCACCTTATAGGTACTTTCCTTCTCGGTTTTCCCACGGTATAACAGTTCTAAAGACGTTCTGTCATATCCAATCGTCAGAGTGAGTTTTTTCGTTACAACATACTTCCGCACCAGATCTAATACTAAAAGTTCGGTCATTTCTCTAACAATGAGTCGGGCATGATCTGAATCATAAGGCTCTTTCAGCACCTGCCCAGAGGATAGAGAGTTGCTGCCGGGACGGTAAGATTTGATAGTCTTTATTTCAGTCGGCTCCCAGCCCCATGCATGGTCGATCACGATCTCTGCTTTTACTCCGAGCGCCTTGTATAGCAGATCTTCGTTCTGTGTACTGAGCCTCGCAATATCGCCCATCGTGAAACAGCCAAGGGCTGCGACACGTTTCGCTGTACCTGCTCCGAAGCCCCAGAAGTCCGTCAGCGGCGTGTGACACCAGAGCAGCTTTCTGTACCGTTTTTCGTCAAGCTCTGCGATACGGACACCGTCCTTGTCAGCAGGAACGTGCTTTGCAACGATATCCATTGCGACCTTGGCTAAGTATAGGTTCGTACCGATGCCGGCTGTCGCCGTGATACCGGTCTCATATAAAACCTCACGTATCATCGTCATTGCAAGCTCGTGGGCGGTCATGTGGTAGGTGTTCAGATACCCGGTCGCATCGATAAAACACTCGTCTATAGAATAAACATGTATATCCTCGGCGCTGACGTACCGCATATAGATGGAGAAAATTTTTGTACTGATCTCCTCATATAAACGCATTCTCGGCGGAGCTATGATGAAAGAGAGCTTCAAAGAAGGATCATTCGCAAGTGCCTCCGCATCGAAGGACTCTGATGTAAAATGATACTTACCGTCATCGCTTTTCGGCAATACACCCTTGCGAAATGCCGCTGTAAAACGTTTCTCATTGATCTTCTTGACGGCATCTTCTACTTCCCATAATCTTGCCCGTCCGGAGATACCGTAGGCTTTCAGTGAGGGCGTGACCGCAAGACAGATCGTTTTGGAGGTGCGGCTCTCGTCAGCGACCACAAGATGTGTGGTCAGCGGATCAAATTCCCGGTCTACACATTCAACTGATGCATAAAAGCTCTTCAAGTCAATTGCAATATATGTTTTCTCCATAGCTCTCACCTCCGGACAGGCTGTATATTACGAAGTTACCGGACATTCTACATACCATCTGCCAATTGAACTCTTCTGGTATCGGCTTGTACGCTCAAAAAACAAATGCTTTTTCTCTCCGTGGATCACAACTGTGTAGCAATCACAAGTCGAGCTGTCATGGTGAGTACCGGCAGGACGGAAATCCTTTACTGCTTCTATCGTGAACACTCGTCCGTCCTCCCATGTTATAACTCTTGGCTGCATGAAGCCTGTAGCATCAAAGTCAGATGTGACCTTCACATACACACGCTCCATGCGGATAACAGGCCGTTTCATATCTATGCCCCCTTATGTAAACGCAAGTGTGTTTAATCTTCTGATTCCAGTCTTTTCTTTACCCGTTCATATCTCTGCATATCCTCATAGGATACAATCGCATCGGGATCAAGCACGCCGAGGACCCTGCCTATGAGATAAACACTTTCATCTTCAGTAAAACACATGAGCTTGTATTTCTTATTCAGGGAGACTAAGCCTCTCTTGCTGTACTGTTTGATATATGTTTCATTGCGCACACTGAACGCTCCGATCTCACCGTAATAAAGGTCGGAACGATCAGAAAGTCTCTGCACCATGACGAGATCACCGTTGTGGAAATCCGGCTCCATACTGTCTCCGCTGACCGGGAACACGCAGTCCATGAGCGGATGCACCTTGCTTTTATACAAATGTATCGGCTCGCCCTGATCCTCGTATTCCACACCTGCATCAAAGCCTGCACAGAGTCCCTTGGTAAAGCATATCTCTTCGGATATGCTGTCATAGATCTCCTGATCCTCCATATCACATAACTGTCGCACCATAGAGGACACAACAGACCTATGCCCCTCCGAAAGCTGCCGGAACCCCTCCAGCAGGATATCATCCTCAGTAACTGGATTTTGGGTCATTATAATAGCTGGCTTCCCCTCGTCAATTGGTTCACCATCAGCTTTCTTTATATCAAAAAGCTCGTCAAGGCTGACCTCCAGCACCTGACAGATCAGGGGCAGCAGTGCAATATCCGGTCTGGTTCTGCCGTTCTCCCAGTTACTGACTGCATTGGACTTGATACCTACCTTTGCGGCAAGCTCTTTCTGTTCGATCCCTTTTTTCTCACGATAAAGCCGTATTCGTTTGCAAAGAACAGGTATCTTCTTTCCTATATCACTGTTTGTAGCATCCTGCATACTGCGTCTGCCTGCATATGGTCGGACAGGTCTTGCCTTTTTCGGTTCATTCTGCTCTGCCATGAGATTACTCCTTTCTCATAATGGATAATTCAGCAGCATATTGCACAGTGACTGTGTCTTGGTTTTGTGCAGCACGCTGATTTTGGGGCTTAAAAATTATAAGGATCCATGCTTTAGCCCCTCTTTACTTGTATTATATCACATAGTTAGTGCTTTGTCAAGATGCAAAATTTCATTTTCAAGTCTTTACAAACCACAAAGAATGTGCTATAATAGCAGATGAGGTTTTTCATAGGAGAGATACAACAATAGCCTGCCTTATGGTGTGTGGTGGGTGATACTGAATAACAGCTTCTATGGATGATCTGAAACGCCACCGAACGTATTTGTTATGTGAGTCTGCGGAACCTATCAAAAACCGCAGAAAATCGAAAAAGAAAGAAGTATTTACACTCTATTGACTTAATACTGGAGGAAATCAATGGCATTTTGGTATAAGAATTCTAATGGTATGGGCTTCATCCCGGAGGATGGTGAAGCCGAGATCATCGAGGACTGGGAGCTGGAGAATGTCAGTCCCGGAACATATGAGTCTGTATCTGATGTGGTAACAGCACGCTGGACCAACTACCGCCAGTGTCTTGCCGGAACGATCCAAAACGGTGCAGTCGCACTGAAACTGAGAGGAGAGCCGCTGCCCGATGATGCAAAAGTAGAGCTGACCGGTATCACACTGAAGCGAATTGACTGTGCTTGTGCAGATGGGAGCGATACCGCATTCTATCTTGATGTGATCGTGATCGCTGATCTTGAAATTTCGACCCCGAATCATGCTATGATCATGCAGTTGATCGGGTGCAGGAGCGGGCAAACGCTGACAGAGGCAATGCAGTCGTCATATGACTACTATACTGACAGATGCAGAAGCACTGAAAAGCGAAAACAATGGTTCAGAATCCGCACTCGTGAGGATGCACTACGTTTTCAGGATGATTGCATCGGTTGGTATCCCGACCCGGAAATTTCTGTTTATAACAGGAAAGGCAATCTCAAGGGCATCAAGCTGACAGACTGCCTGGTCGGTGTAATATCCCTTGAGCAGATCGAGCAGGATGCAGAGCAGCGGCTGATTCAGCATGGTATGATGGATTCTATCATCGAAAAGGGCTTTGTGGATATGTGGGAGTATGCGGAGAAACTTGGCGCAGAAATCCGATATGCAAAGCTGAGTCTCAGAGGCAGGATAGCAAGCAAGCTGTGTCTTCCCGGAAAGGTCACCCGTGTTTACGAATATTATGGTGAAAACAGACCGTATCCCTGTATTCAGAACGGTCAGCTCATGCTGGAGGGACTCGATCTGTACTCTGATTCCGGCTCTGATACTGTCAGCCTTCAGGAACTGAAAAAGCATCGCAAGGTATCGCTGAAGTTTGATAAACCAACTATCCTTATTGATCCGATGGTATGTGATACCGAGTCAAAGGAGCAGAACGGTATCTCTCACGAGTGCTTTCATATTGAGATCCATGCACGCTTCCTGCTGCTACAGAATCATCAGCGCACAAGATTCACCGCACTGAATATGACAGGTGAAGATTATGATTCCTATGAAGAAGAACGGGAGTATTACGCTGAATTAGCGGCTTCCGGCGACCAGAGCAGCAGATCATCGATACGGGACGAGATCGACTGGGTCGAATGGCAGGCTCGTATGGGTACTGTCCGCAGGCGTATGCCCAGAAGTCTTGTCCGGAAGAAAGTGCAGGAACTGTACAAGCGCTGCCGCAGAGAAAACCGTATGATGTCAGAACAAGATATTACTGCTCTTGTCATCAACGATCTCGCTCTGACATTTCATGTCAGCAAGGAAATGGCAAAGATCCGCATGATTGAGGTCGGCTATGAGGACGCAAGAGGTACAATGGTGTTTGTGGACGGCAAGTATGCACCCGCACATCAGACAAGTACCGGCGTGCATCCGCGTAATATATCCTATGTGATCAGCACAATTGATGCTGCAAGACTGTACGCCGAGGACGAGCGGTTCAACCGAGTTCTGAACAGCGGCAAATTTGTCTTTGTGGATAACTTTTTCTGCATCGACAGTCCTGAGTTCATCGAGATTCGGGACGGCGAAAAGCATTTGACAAGTACAGCGTTAAGCCAGATCGACAAGTGCTGTCTGAGTTTCCGCATCGAGTATAAGAGCAAGACAAGCTACTTTGATAAGACCGGGCTGCACAGTGACAGTGATATTGGTGATCCCATTGCAGCGGCACTTTCAAATATTCCCATTGAGATGCTGATAGAATCACAGGCTGACATAGAGGAGAAATGTGCCGATCTGCCTGCATCATATGGGGAAACGCTTGTCTTCCACCGTGAAAAGAAAGGAATGTCACAGGACGATCTGGCATGGGCATTGGGCATCAAGCCGGATACCCTGAGAGATTATGAACACAGTCTGCTGTTTGAGCCGAGCAGGATCTTCTTTGCGAGTGTGGGAAGGATCCTGAAACTTCCCGGATACTACACCAAGGATATGATGAACAAAGCAAACTGCTCCCTGGAGTTTTCACGTGACCAGATGAAACATCTCGACTTCATCGTTACTTTCATGTATATGCGCTCTTTAGAGGACTGCAACGCAATGGCGGCGCATTTTCATCTGCCGCCGCTTCTCGGCAGAAGCGATGAGGAGATCGCACAAGGTCGGAAACTGCGAAACGGGAAAATCACAAGGAAGCGTGACAGCCGCATCCAGTCTCAACGAATGTAAAACTGAATACGCACAAGACGGTTGGAGAGATCCAGCCGTCTTTTTTTTACACCCCGTATTGGGGTGAAAGACGACCGCTTTTGCTGCTATTCCACCCCTTAAGAGGGTGGATTTTTCCCTTTTCAAAAAATTTTTGGAGCGTTCCACCCCATAAGGGGGTGGAGTTGTAAGGCTGAAATCTACCTCAATTTATTCATATTGCACTATCCAAGACAGAGTGAAAGCTGGTTTTACAGCCACTTTCATAAATAAATGATAATAAACGCTGAAAAACCTCCACCCCCTTATGGGGCTGTTTCTATGCTTCTTTTTCTGGTATGATATAAACACAGTCAAGGACAGGCGCCACCTTCCAAAGACTGAAATCAACACTTCACGCCGGATGCATACGGCAGTGGATGTTCATACAAGCTACTGCATCTTGTAGTCATAGGCTCGAACTATACCTATAGACACAGGATATATGGTTAGTAGCTGTATGTTCTCCCTTCGTATGCATCCGGCTTTTTTCATGCTGCGGCGCCGATGCACACCAATAAGAAAGGCAGGAATCAACATGAAACTCGTATATATCTGCTCACCCCTCCGCCCGATCTCTTCTGTGGAAGCAGACCGATCCGATGAGCTGAACAACAACATCCGGCTTGCCTGCGATGCCTGCACGCTTGCGGCATACCGCGGCTTCATCCCGGTCGCACCTCATATCTACTTCCCGCAGTTTCTCAGCGATGAAATGGCTTCCGAGAGAAAGATGGGGATGGACATGGGACTGGAGCTGCTCAGATGCTGCTCTCAGCTCTGGGTCATTTCTCCCCGCATCAGCAGCGGAATGTCTGCGGAGATCAAGGAAGCACAGAAGTGCGGCATTCCGGTGCTTGTGTTCACTGCCGCTGGGTTCCGTAAGTACACAGGCAACGGCGACACGACCGATAATTGCTACGCTGATAATGCAGACGGCGTGATTGAATAACCTTCAAGTAAACTATTACATTTGTTAGTCAGGGCGCGCACTGGTGGACAGATGCTCACAGAGGAATACAGAAACTACTCCCGAACTGGTATGAATATACAGTCGGGATGATAGGGATAACTGTATCCTCACGAACATCTGCTGCCTGCGTGCCCTTTTTATGGGACAGCAGCCTTTGCTGTGAGCATCTGCCGCCGATGCGTTCCTTGCGGAAAGGAACAATTATGGAAAACATGAACATTGCTCAGAACGTTACTGCACTCCCTGTTATCACGGACAAGACCACTCTGCGTGATATGCTCACTATTCTTGGGCTTGAGCAGAAGCAGAAGAGACAGGGAAAGACACCCACAAGGGCTAAGCTCATGAATGCTGATGGTTTGCCCCTTGCAAAAATGAACGGCTGCACGCTGTACGAAACGGGCTATGTCCTCTATGAGAATGGCTATGGAAGGCACTCCGTTGTATGGCTCCCGTACTGTGTGAACTACACATATTACTTCAATAAGCTGCGAGATGCTGAGAAGGAATATCTGAAGGAGACGGATGATGTGCCGAATGAAACGCTTGTATCTTTGCCGTGGACGACTACTGTCTCCCTGTTTGGCGAGGAGCGTATCACGCAGGCTCTGAACCGTGGGCTTGGTAATGCGGAAATTAAGCCAGAAACAGATGCGGCAGATGATGATAAGGAGCATGAGGCGGAAGATGCGGATTATGAGGGAAGGTGGTTCGTTTGGGATGATGAGACGCTTGGGGTAGATCCGTTGGATGCCGTCATCCGCAGAGAAACTCGTGAAGAAATACTTGCTGCAATGACGGACAAGCAGAGAGAAGTATTTGTTTATTATCATAAATATAACTGGACACAGCAGCAGATCGCTGAAGTCATCGGAATCAGCCGTGATTCTGTTAATGACCGACTGGAAGGCGCTAATAAAAAAGCAAAGATGGTGATTCAAAAGGCGCGATAAAAAATTTTTTCTTTGGATACCCACAAAACACCCCCTCGAAACGCTATATAGTAGAGGCTCATGAAAAGGTCTCCACAAAGCAGCGGCTGTGGACACACCGCAGCCGCACAACATTACATTGGTCGGAAGACCCAACAGAAAGGAAAAAGCCTATGGAAACCAGAATCCCGAAGAACCGCTACAACGGCAGCGGCATCAGCACCGATGACCGCAAGGCGCAGCAGAGCGCTGACATGGCAGACATCAAAGGACAGGACACGCTGAAAGAGATCGGAGCGGTGCTGGACAAGCAGGCGGCAGGTGTCGCACAGACTGTCACGGATATGTTCAAGTTCATGTCGCTCACGGCTGCAGTTCTCCCGAACATGGAGCTGGATACCGGTATCTTCCACCTGAAGGTTGATGATGACGGCATCCTCTTTGAGATCAGCCATCCGTTCCGTAAGGAAAAGCAGGGCGATACCTACGAGGATGACTCCGAGGAGCCGGACAACGACTACGATGACGATGAGGAGGGACTGCTCTATGACGGAGACTAAAAAGAACAAGCTGCCGGAGCCTATTCCGGTAGACGCAAAGAAGCTGATCGACGGGCTCGGTACGATCTTCGGCGGTGTTATCCAGCTTCTGAATTCAATGGAGCCGGGCATGGCGCAGCAGCTTGCAGACATGGCGATCAACGGTGTGCCGAAGCCTGCGGCTGACACTGCTCCGGAGAACCTGAACATCGACGATTTCGAGGAGATCATCTCGGCGGACGATCTTCCGTGGGACACCGAGCCGGAGGAAAAGCCGAAGGAGCAGCCGAAAAAGAAAGCCCCTGCTAAGAAACAGGAGCCTGCATCGGAGCTGACCGCCGATGACCTCATCCGTGTTGTCACACAGAAGATCAAGCAGAACCGCGCCAACAAGGACAAGGTCCTCACGCTGCTGAAGTCCTACGGCGCGGCAAAGGTCAGCGACATCCCGCAGGATAAGTACGAGGCGTTCCTCACTGACCTGTCGCAGCTCTGATGGGAGGTGAAGCATCATGCCAAGAAAAAAGAAGGAGTCGGTCTCCGGTGTTCCGCCCGATGCGCCGGGCATCGACCATGCAAGCCGCGCCCACGCTGTCCTGTCCGCATCGGCGGCAAAACGCTGGCTGAACTGTCCGCCATCTGCACGGCTGAATGAGCAGTTCCCGAATACATCCAGCGAGTTTGCCGAGGAAGGGACAGCGGCGCACGAGCTGTGCGAGTACAAGGTGCGGAAGTATCTGCATGACCGCATGGAGCGCCCGCAGTCGGAATACTACACCGAGGAGATCGAGCAGGCTACAGATATCTACGCCGAGTTCGTCATTGGTATCATCGAGGAGATGAAGGCAAACGGCACAGAGCCGATGGCACTTGTGGAGGAGAAGCTGGACTACAGCCACGTTGCACCGAGCGGATTCGGAACGGGCGACATGATCGTCATAGGAAAAGATGCTGAAGGTCGCGGACTTCTCCACATAGTGGATTACAAAAATGGAAAAGGCGTTTTTGTGGATGCCGACCATAATCCGCAGATGATGCTGTATGCGATAGGCGCACTCAGGGCGTATGACTTTATCTACGATGTGGAGATCGTCAGAATGTCGATCGTGCAGCCGAGGCTCGATAATATCAGCACCTGCGAGATGCCGGTGTCAGAACTGAATGAATGGGCGGAGAGCATCAAGCCCATTGCTATCATGGCGTATGAGGGTAAAGGGGAACAGCATCCCGGCGACTGGTGCAGGTTTTGTAAAGCTAAACCTGTATGTCAGGCGTGTAAGGATGAAGCACTGGCGCTCTGCCGCGAGGATTTCCTTGACCTTGATGCCGGGGCATTCGATACAGCGGAGGAAACCGATATGACTGCCCCCTATGAAGCAGATACACAGACTGCCGTTTTCAAACAGCCGGGACTGATCCCCATTGCAGAACTGGCGGAGATACTGCCGACACTGAACCGCATCAGCTCTTGGATAGAAGCAGTATTTGCATTCGTCTCCTCCGAGGCGATCAACCACGGCGTACCCATTCCCGGATATAAGGTGGTCGAGGGACGCAGCAAGCGTGTTTTTACAGACACCAAGGCAGTGGTCGATACCGCCGTGCAGAACGGCTACACCGACCTTTACAAGCAGACGCTCATCACGCTGACGGAATTTGAAAAGATGATGGGCAAGAAAAAGTTCAATGAGCTGCTCGGTGAATATGTCGCCAAGCCGCCCGGAAAATTGGCTCTCGTACCGGAAAGCGATCCGAGAGAGCCTGTCGATCTCACAGCAACACCTGATCAGGAGTTTTCAGCCCTGCCTGATGAGGAATAACACTGGGCTACATTTTGGAGGTATATCATGGCAACTAATAACAACGCACCCGCAACGAAGGTCATCGTGCCGTGCCGCATCAGCTTCGCCAACATCTGGGAGGCGCGATCCATCAACGGCGGCGACGAGAAGTATTCCGTGTCGCTGCTGATCCCGAAGGATGACAAGGCAACGCTCGCCAAGATCAAGAAGGCGATCGAGGCGGCGAAGGAGGCCGCAAAGGAGAAGAAGTGGGGCGGCAAGATCCCACCGAATCTGAAGCTGCCGATGCACGACGGCGACATCGACCGCCCGGACGATGAGAACTACGCCGGTCACTTCTTTTTCAACGCCACTTCCAAGGATGCCCCGCAGATCGTTGACCGCCATGTGCAGCCGATTCTGGACCCTATGGAGTGCGGCAGCGGCGACTACTGCAACGTGTCCGTCAATTTCTACGGATTCGCAGCGTCCGGCAACAAGGGCATTGCAGCAGGACTCCAGAACATCCAGCTTGTCCGTCACGGTGAGCGTCTTGCCGGCAGACCGACTGCGGCATCCGATTTTGTGGAGGTCGAGGGCGACGATGCCGACGAACTTGACGATGACGATATGGATTTTCTGAACTGAAGCATTAGGGAGGCTTGCCTCCCTGTACATACACACAAGGCGGTGATCATTATTGAGCAGACATGTACTTTCCATCGACTTAGAAACCTATTCGGATGTAGACCTCCCGAACTGCGGTGTGTACCGCTATGTTGAGGGAGATTTCCATATCCTGCTGTTCGCATATTCATTTGACGATGAAGAAACAAAATGCGTGGATATGGCCTGCGGGGAGCAGCTCCCGGCAGAGGTCGTAGATGCGCTGCAGGATGACAGTATCATCAAATCGGCATGGAACGCGCAGTTTGAGCGTACTTGCCTGTCAAAATATCTCGGCACACAGCTTTCCCCGGATGCATGGCAATGTACGATGGTATGGGCGGCATCGCTGTCCCTGCCGCTGAAGTTGGCAACTGCGGCACAGGCTCTGAAGACTGTACAGCAGAAAGACGCTGTCGGTGAGCGACTGATCCGTTATTTCTCTCTGCCCTGTAAGCCCACCAAAGCAAACGGCGGCAGAACAAGGAATCTGCCGGAGCACGCCCCCGAAGACTGGAAGCTGTTCAAAAGCTACTGCATACAGGACGTAGAGACTGAGCGGGATATTCGCCGGAGACTTGAAAAGTTCCCCCTGCTCCCGCAGGAATGGGATTTCTATCATATGGATCAGCGGATCAATGACCGTGGGATCCTGATCGACAAGGAACTGGTACAGCAGGCGATCATCTGTAATATGTCTCTCTCTGAGGAAATGACAAAAAGAGCGTATGCGCTGACCGGTTTGGAGAACCCCAACTCCGTATCTCAGCTGAAAGGCTGGCTGGAGGAGCGTGGCATTGAGGTGGATTCCCTCGGCAAAAAGAATGTCGCTTCTCTTATCACAGACCTCGACAGGCACAGCGCAGACGGTGAGGCTCTGGATATGATGAAGCTGCGGTTGCAGATGGCAAAATCCTCTGTGAAAAAGTATCAGGCGGCGGAGAGATACATCTGCCAGGACGGTAGAGCGCACGGACTGTTTCAGTTTTCCGGTGCGAACCGCACACAGCGCTGGGCTGGGCGTGGGATTCAATTGCAGAATCTTCCGCAGAACCATATCTCCACCCTCGATGAAGCCCGTGAGCTTGTAAAACTCGGTTGCTTTGATATGATCGAAGCCCTGTATGGCAATACGCCGGATATCCTGTCACAGCTTATAAGAACTATGCTCATTCCGAAAGATGGCTGTGAGTTTATCGTAGCTGACTTTTCTGCTATTGAAGCGAGAGTCCTTGCGTGGCTTGCCGGAGAGCAATGGAGACTGGATGCCTTTGTACGCGGCGAGGATATTTACTGTGCATCCGCATCGCAAATGTTCGGTGTTCCGGTCATGAAGCACGGCATCAACGGCGAACTGCGGCAGAAAGGAAAAGTCGCAGAGCTGGCCTGCGGTTACGGCGGCGGTGCAGGTGCGCTGATCTCAATGGGCGCACTGGATATGGGACTGAAAGAGGACGATCTACCCGACATCATTTCAAGCTGGCGCGATGCAAATCCGGAGATCGTGAAATTCTGGTATGCCGTGGAAAAAGCGGCAATCGAAACAGTAAAGAACCATACGGACAGAACGGTTGGCAGGATCGGTTTTCAGTTCTCTGCAAATACACTGTGGATCATTCTGCCGTCAGGTCGCAGGCTTGCCTACATCAAACCAAAGTTGCAGCCGAACCGCTTCGGGCGCATGGCACTGACCTTTGAAGGGCTCGGCGCAAACAACAAATGGACGCGCGGCGAGACCTACAGCGGGAAGCTGACCGAGAACATCACGCAGGCGACAGCCCGTGACCTGCTTGCAGAAGCAATGCGCCGGATGGAGCTTGCAGGGCTCGGCATTGTCGGCCATGTGCATGATGAGGTCATTCTTGAAGTGCCGAAAGGACAATACACTGTCGATGATGTGTGCAATATCATGAACCGGAATCCGGCATGGGCGAACGGTCTGCCGCTGTCCTCTGCCGGATATACAGGCAATTATTATTTTAAAGACTAGGAGGATATTTCTATGAAACAGGGACGAGCATTACCGGAGGTGCTGACAGAGCTTCAGCGTCAGAATGCTGCAAAGCAGGACTATATCGGTATGGCGGAGGCATTCCGTCTGGACGAGGACGGCAGCACCTTCTGCATCGGGGATGATCACAGCTTCGGCACAACGCAGCTTTTTCACCGTCAGGTAGCATCTGCACTCGGTATCCCCGCGAGATATTATGACATGATGCAGAAACAGAAGCCGGAGCTTCTGGCAGATAACGTGAACGCATGGTTTTCTGATAAGGGTAACAGCTACATGGTCAGAACACTGGACTACGGCAGCGGACAGGTCGCCCGTGCGCTCCTTTCCGACCGTTATCGCCGTATCGATAACCTTGAAATTGCATCGGCGGTGCTGCCGCTGTTTGCAGGACAGGACGGCATGGAGGTCATGAGCTGCGAGGTCACAGAAAACAAGCTGTATCTGAAGATTGTCAACCATCGCCTTGAAATGGCGTGTGTCGGTGACAGAGTGCAGGCGGGTGTTATCATTTCCAATTCCGAGGTCGGTCTCGGCGCAGTTTCCGTGCAGCCGCTTGTTTATACGCTTGCCTGCACCAATGGTATGGTGGTCAACAGTATGGGCGAACGCCGTACCCATGTGGGCAGAGCGGCAAAGGCGCTGGAAGACAGCTTCAATATCTATACAGATGAAACGCTCGAAGCGGAAGATCACGCATTTATGCTGAAGCTTCGTGACACAACGCTTGCCGCTATTGAGTCGGCACGTTTTGCACAGATCGTCGGTGTTCTGGAGCAGAGCCACGGTGCAAAGATCACGGGACGTGTACAGGATGTCATTGAACTGACCGGCAAGGCATATGACCTCAATCAGCCGGAACAGGACAGCATTCTGAACTACCTGATCCAGGGCGGCGACCTCTCCCTCTACGGCCTGAGCAATGCCATCACGCGGGCTTCGCAGGATGTAGAGTCCTACGACAGAGCCACTGCGCTGGAAGGCATCGGATGGCAGGTGGCGACCATGCCGAAAACACAGTGGAAGGAGATCAACGCATGAGCAGAACATGGAAAGACCGCAGGGGCTACAAGTCCCGCAAGAAAGTGAAGCATTCGACCTATCAGTTTTATAACCGCGGCGGCTATGACGATTACGACCACAGTGACGAGGAACTGTATGTAGATGACCAGTGCTGTGAGAACTGCCGCTTTTATGGGAACTGCTATCATACGCCGTTCCCGTCCGGTTGGTGCGAATACTGGAAGGACGGCAGACATTGAGAGAATATGTTGTTGAGAATGAGTTTGTCAAGGCAGTCAAGGCTGCAGGCGGTGTAGCGTATAAGCTGACATCGCAGACAGCAAACGGGCTGCCGGACAGACTCGTTCTGTTCTTTCCCACAAAGACGGTATTTGTGGAGCTGAAAGCACCAGGCAAGATGATGCGCCCGCTGCAGAGAAAAAGACGGTATCAGCTGATGAAACTGGGCTTTCCCGTTCTCTGCATCGACAAGCTGTATCAGATCAAGCCGTGCATTGATGCGATCCTTGCATGGACACCCGGTGAACCGTTTCCGGAGGGTATTGGAGCAAAGATACCTGATCTGGAGATCACAACGCTGCCGTCTGAGATGGATGACTTCGGTGAAACACTGGAACCGATAGACCCCGATGATCTGGCAGGATTCTACGAATTGGAGGAGGATGATACCGGATGAAATACACACCGCACGATTACCAGAAATATTGTATCGAATATATCCGGGAGCATCCTGTTTCCGCTCTGTTTTTGGACATGGGACTCGGCAAAACGATCATCACGCTGACCGCCCTCAACGCCCTGATGTTCGATGAGCTGAAAGTGAACAAGGTGCTGGTGATCGCGCCCCTCAGAGTCGCCCGTGACACATGGCCTGCCGAGGTAAAGAAGTGGGATCATTTACAGAATATTGAGATCTCTGTCATTGTCGGCAGCGTTAAGGAGCGCACGGCAGCGGTGAATCACAATGCATTCATATACATCGTCAATCGCGAGAACGTGAAATGGCTCGTGGAGTATTACGAGAAAAACGGCCTCCGCTGGGATCTTGACATGATCGTCATTGACGAGCTGAGTTCCTTCAAGAACTATCAGTCACAGCGTTTCAAGTGGCTGCGGAAGGTGCGACCGTTCGTCAAACGATGGGTAGGGCTGACAGGTACGCCGACATCCAACGGTCTCATGGACTTGTGGGCGGAGATCGGTATCCTTGACGGCGGCGAAAGGCTCGGACGATTCATCGGGCGCTTTCGTGAAAGCTACTTCAAGCCGAGCAGCATGAATCCAAGCACAGGTGTCGTCTTCAGCTACACCCCACGTCCCGGTGCGGAGGAACAGATATATCAGAAGATCTCCGACATCACCATTTCGATGAAAGCACTGGACTATCTGGATATGCCGGAATGTGTGTATGTCAACCATGAGGTCGAGATGAACGCGGCGGAGCGAAAGCTCTACGATCAGTTAAAGCATGACCTCATCATTCCGCTTGAGGACGGTGATATTGATGCGGCAAATGCGGCATCGCTCTCCAATAAGCTGCTTCAGATGGCGAACGGTGCTGTCTATGACGAGAACAAGGAAGCCCGTACCATTCACAGCCGGAAACTTGAAATGCTGGAAGACCTGATCGAGGCTGCAAACGGACAGCCTATTCTGATCGGTTACTGGTTCAAGCATGACCGAACCCGCATCATCGAGCATCTGACTGCCTGCGGCTATGCTCCGAGGGATATTAAGGATTCCGACGATATCACAGACTGGAATGCAGGAAACATTCCGGTCGCTCTCATACACCCTGCATCGGCAGGACACGGACTCAATATACAGTCCGGCGGTCATATCTTGATCTGGTTCGGACTGACATGGAGCCTTGAACTCTATCAGCAGACCAACGCCCGACTCTGGCGACAGGGACAGCAGCACACTGTCACGATCCACCACATCGTAACAAAAGACACCGTGGACGAGGATGTACTCAAAGCTCTCGCTTCAAAGGACGTGACCCAGGAGAAGTTGATTGCAGCGGTCAAAGCAAGATTGTAACAATATACAGTCTGTATGATCTGCCCCTTATTGACGACATAAAGACGGCAAAGCGACGACAAATCGGTTACGCCGCACACCACGGAGGTGAATTTCTATGGCACGTAAGAATAAACGCTTGAAAACAGAATACCACAGAGGGCTCGGCTTCGATCCGAGAAAATATATTACTACGCCGGTAAAACCGGTGCAGCACCACACCACCGCTCACAAACCGCAGCGCGGCGATATCTGGTTTGCGGATCTCGGCAGTCATCCGGATTCCAGCGTGCAGGGCGGCACCCGCCCCGTTGTTATTATTTCAAACGACATCGGCAATGCTCATGCCGATACCGTCAATGTGCTTCCGATGACAAGACACCTGAAAAAGCCGGAGCTGCCTTGTCATACACAGCTTGATCCATACAGCGTTACTGGCGGCGGTCAGCTTCTCGCACCGTCTATGGTTCTGGCGGAACAGCTCACCACCATCAGCAAGTATGCGCTGAGAACCTATGCAGGGCATATTTCCGATGATGAAGCGATGAACCGCATCGAAACCGCCGTGCTGTCACAGTTTGCTTTGGAAAGGAGTGTGCCTGAATGCCTGTAAATTTCGTGAATATCCCCGATGTGCTGAAACAGTCTGCATCGTTCTGTGTATGGAAGATGGAGAAGCGCAGCGGCAGACCTACGAAAGTGCCGTATAATCCGCGCACTGGCGCAATGGCGAGAACCAACGATCCGTCTACCTTCACAGACTTCAATACGGCAATGAAGTCCTATGCCATCGGCGGCTGGGACGGCATCGGCTATCGTGTCAGTGAGGGCATTGGCGCGATCGACATCGACCACTGTATCCGTGAAGACGGCAGCCTCAATGATGTCGCTGCTTCTATCCTCGGCATCTTTCCCGATGCCTACTTTGAACGCAGCCCTTCCGGTAGCGGACTGCGTGGCTTTTTCAAGCTGTCTCCCGATTTCGCCTATGATAAGACCGTGTATTACATCAACAACCGCAAGCACGGTCTGGAGGTCTATCTCCCTGGCGTGACGAACAGATTTGTTACTGTCACCGGCGATATGTTCCGGGGCGGTGCGGTCACCCGAAATGACGATGCTCTGCGCACATTGCTGGACACCTTCATGAAGCGCAGCACCCGTGTATCTTCCAAGACTGTCGAGCCTGCATCCTATCTCGATGACGAGGGCGTTATTGCTCATGCATCAGCATCGGAGTCCGGTGACAAGTTCAAGGCGCTCTATGCCGGAAACTGGGAGGAGGGCTACGACTCCCAGTCCGATGCGGACATGGCGCTCGTATCTATTCTTGCTTTCTGGTGCGGCAATGTCGAGGAACAGATCGACCGTATCTTCCGCACCTCCGGACTGATGCGTGACAAATGGGATCGTATGACTGGCGACAGCACCTATGGACAGATCACCATCCGTAATGCAGTGTCCACTAACGGCGAGATCTACACACCGATCATGACAGGCTCCGCCGAGGATGACTTTGAAGCACTTGACGAGGAAGAAGCTGAGGTGCTGACCTTCGAGCCGGATCTCAGCCATATCACGCTCACCATCGAGGAGATGCGGCCGCACACCAAGCCCCGCTATCAACGTGATGAGATCGGAATCGGCTATGCGTTTGCCGATTACTTCAAGCCCATCGCGCGTTTTGACCGGGAACGTGGCATCTGGTATGTCTATGACGGTAAGGTCTGGCAGCCGGACGAGAATGCGCTCGCCGTGGCAGAGCTTGCGAAGATCCTCGCAGACAGGCTGTATTCCTTTGCACTCCAGATCACTGACGAGGACACCCGCAACCGCTATATCAAGCGAGTGCAGAAGCTCCAAATGCGAAAGAACCGCCGTACCATGATCGAGGATGCAAAGTCCGTCTATCCGGTATCTCACACTGTTTTTGACCGCAACACTGATCTGTTCAATTGTCAGAATGGCACGCTGAACCTCACCACAGGAGAGTTCCGTCCGCATGATCCAGCAGACTTTCTCACGATGATGTCCGGCATCACCTACGATCCCGATGCGACCTGTCCGAGATGGGAGCAGTTCATTTCTGAGGTCATGTGCAATGACAAGGACCTCGCACTTTATCTGCAGAAGGCACTCGGCTATGCTCTCACGGGCGACACATCTTTGGAGTGTCTGTTCATCCTCTATGGTGCAACCTCTCGTAATGGTAAGGGAACCACTATGGAGACATTTTTGAAGATCATGGGCGACTACGGAAAAACCTCCAATCCTGAGATGCTATCTACGAAATTCGGCAACACCAATGCATCCGGTCCGTCTGAGGAGATCGCTCGCCTTGCAGGTGTGCGTTTCGTCAATATCTCCGAGCCGGAGAAGAAGATCACATTCAATGCAGCACTGGTAAAAAGAATGACGGGTAACGATACGCTGAATGCGCGTTTCCTGCATGAGAATTCTTTCGATTTCCGCCCGAACTTCAAGATTTTCATCAATACCAACTACAAGCCGTCCGTGTCCGATATGACGCTGTTTTATTCCAATCGTCTAAAGCTCATCCCATTCAAACGTCATTTCGAGGAGCATGAGCAGGACAAAGGCCTCAAAGCATTCTTTGCAACTCCTGAGAGTCAGTCTGCTATCTTCAACTGGTGCTATGCAGGGTATAAGTTGTTCCGGAAGCAGGGACTCGATGATCCGGCTGCTGTTACGGAAGCGACTAAGGAGTATCAGGACGAGTCTGACCGCATCGGGCAGTTTGTGGATGCATGGCTCGAAGAAGGCGAAGCATACGAGGAGCGTACCTCTGCTGTTTATCGTCTTTATGGGCAGTGGTGCGATAAGTATGGCTACCGCAAGGAGAACAGCACCAACTTCAATAATGCGATCCAGCGTTTCTTCCCCATTGTGCGTAAGCGTCCAAATGACGGCAGTGGTAGTCAGACGACTATGCTTGTAGGTTGCCGTTTTCTGAAGCATGAGAACGGCGAACTGGATCATGCGGCGACCGAGGATGACGATGCAGCATTTTCGTAAGCCATCTTTTGCCCTGTCAACCTTGAATAGCCAGCCATATTGTCGCGGCGTGTAGCAGAACGAGAATCGCAAGATTTGTGCATTTTTCTCAATTCTACGCACTTTTCAAGGCGTGTCGCAGGTTGTCGCAGGTTTTTTCGGTGTTTATTATATATACTTCTCTTTATATATATTACTATATTTACTTGCGACAACTTGCGACAAATATAAATAAATAATAAAAAAGTAAGTAGAATAGGGATTTTATGGATATTTGCCTACCAACTTGCCAGAGATCGTAAGATACAAACTGTGGGCAGAGACAGGCGCTGACAGCGCCACGGTGTGTATCGGACAGGCTTGGCAAGGTGAGAGGTTTCAAAAACATTTTCAGGAGGAAAAAACTATGAGAATCATTACAAGTGAACAGGTATCCGCAGGACACCCCGACAAGATCTGTGACCAGATCGCAGACGCTATCGTGACCGACTGCATTCAGCATGACCGCAGCAGCCGTGTTGCCATCGAGTGCCTTTTCAAGAACCGCTGCCTTGTCATTGCCGGTGAGCTGACCAGTACCCATGAGCCGGACTACAAGGCACTGGTGCAGCAGGTGTTCGACCGCATCAACAACGGCGGAGCTGAGAATAGCGATGCCGGTCTTGACTACAAACTGGACTTCACAGCCGACGATCTGGACATTGCGATACTGGTCGATCATCAGAGCAATGATATCGCGCTCGGTGTGAACAGTGGCGGTGCAGGCGATCAGGGCATGATGTACGGCTATGCGACCAACGAAACACCGGAACTGCTCCCGATCCCGTTTGTGCTTGCGACCAGGTTTCTGGAACTGCTCAAAGCGTACCCTTGCCGTATGCTGAAAGCAGATGCCAAGGCGCAGGTCAGCTTCGACTACGACAGCGGCTGTATCACTACATTCCTCTGCTCCGTTCAGCATATCCGCGATGTGGATGTTGAGGATTTCAGACCGATTATCGAAAGGCTGATGGTAAGAACGGCGACAGAGTACGGGCTGAACACCGACTTCACAAAGCTCGTGAACCCGACCGGCAGATTCGTCCTCGGCAGCTCCTTTGCTGACTGCGGTGTGACCGGACGTAAGCTCGCCTGCGATACCTATGGCGGCATCGGGCACATCGGCGGCGGTGCAATGTCCGGCAAGGACCCGTCCAAGGTTGACCGCAGCGGTGCCTATGCCGCCCGTAAGATTGCGAGAGATATCGTCAGCGCCGGCTATGCGGACAAAGCAGAGGTGCAGATCGCTTACGCCATTGGCGTGGCAGAACCGGTGTCTGTTTATGTGGAGACCTTCGGCACAGAGCATCAGGATAGGGCGTTCATCGAGCATTATGTCCGTGAGAACTATGACCTCACACCGAGAGGCATTATCGAAAGCCTCGGTCTGCTGGATGTAGATTATAACAAGGTTTCCGCCTACGGACACTTTGGAAAGCGGGGGCTTCCGTGGGAGAAATAAAATTTTTCTAAAAACTTTTGCAACGATACCCACAAAATACCCCCCTGAAACGCTATATAGTAGAGGCTCATTTACGAGGCTCGAAAACAGGAGGTGAAGCCAATGCCCAAGAGACCGAACACACCATGCCGGCATCCCGGCTGCGCGGCTCTCGTTCCCTACGGTACGAAGTACTGTGACAAGCACCGTTCCCTCCACCCGGAGGAGACACGCTCGGCAGGCAGCCGAGGCTACGGCACAGCGTGGAACAAAGCCCGCAAGCGTTACCTTGAGACCCATCCGCTGTGTGTGGAGTGCTTGAAGCAAGGGCGGTACGTCAAGGCGACTGATGTCGACCACATCAAGCCGCATCGAGGAGACAGTGTTCTCTTCTGGGATCAGAGCAACTGGCAGAGCCTTTGTCACCGTCACCACAGCATCAAGACCCGAAACGAGGATCACACCCCTGAGTACAAGTACTGAATGCGGCTCACCGACCTACTCTGCGATTCAGACTCGACTCAGGGGTGTATCTATGGGGCGGGCTGGGGGCTGGGGCGCCCCTCCGGGGGCGGTCGAAATCTCTAAAATGAGGGCAGCACAAGACCGTCGGCCCCTCTCGTGTGAAAAAACGCGAATTTGCAAGGGCCCCGGTCATTTGGGACCCTGACAGAGATATATTAGCTGTAAATGAAATACTGTGCAGAAAACAGAAAACGCAGATTTTTCGTGCTTTTCCATATGCTGCCGTAGGAAACTGCGGCGGCAGGATACATACAGAGTTTCGTTACAAAATGCACTGTAAAACGGCGAATTTACGTCAAAAAGCGATAGAATTAGCACATTTTTAGCGCCAAACCGCATTTTACAGTTTTATTCTTGGCGGAGCCCGTGTGGATACCGAAAACCGCATAAAATCAGAAGTTTCGAGGTGAATCAGATGACAGATTCTCAAAAATATCAAGTACGAATTATGCGGATGCAGGGCATTGGATATAAGGCAATAGCAAGGTCGCTGGGCTTGAAAACCAATCAGGTGCAGCTCTTTTGCAAGGCTCACGGTCTTGCAGGAGACAATCATCTGGTCGATGTCAACTATCAAATCTGGTGTCAGCAAAACAACCGCTGTCCGGTCTGCGGTGCAAAGGTCACCCAGCCGAGGACAGGACGGCGAAAACGCTTCTGTTCCGGACGGTGCAGAACAAGATATTATCGTGAAAAACTGGAGGAATCAAAATGCTTGTAACCGTTTTGTGCCTTACTTACATGATGATCATCATCCTGATCCATGCGATCTGGATATCTTCGATCATCAAGCATGACGGGAAATGCCACTACAACGACTGCGGTCACTGTCCGTATGACGCCTGGTGTCCGATGCAGGAGGAGGAAAAACATGACACTGACAGAGAACTTCATTCGTGATGCGATACAGCTTGACAGCGGTGCAGAGGTCATGTACGGCAGCGATCAGATCTATGACACCTACCCCTGCCGCTTTCCGACTGTCGAGTTCCAGCTCATGGCAACGGATGCACTTGCGGAGGTCACAGACCGCATCCGAATGGAGAAAGGCTATCTCCCGATGCATCCGAGGGACGGAAGAACGGACGATGTAGACAATGACGGTTGGTATGATTTCTATGTAGGAGTTTCAAAATTACCCGGCGACCATCAGCAGTGTCAGCTTGACAGCAGCATCAGCTTTGTGGTCGTCAATTCCGATTCAGATGACAACGAGGATATGTACACAATCGACCTGACCGAAACAGAGCGTGAGTGTGTGTATGAGATACTGAACCGACAGTGCCGGAGGTATCACGGCAAGGACTGCGCCGAACTTCTGGCAGAGTCTGAAAAGGAGCTGATGGATACAGCATGAGAATTATCAAGCGAAACGGCGCAGAGGTGCCGTATGACTGTGAAAAGATCAGAGCCGCAATTACTGCGGCAAACGATGAGATGGATTCCGGCGACAGGATCACAGATACAGTAATCGGCTTTATTGCTGGTAATGTAGAAAAGCGATGTGAGGCACTTGCAAGGCCTGTCCATGTCGAAGAAGTCCAGGACATGGTTCTTGATGAACTGGACAGGGCCGAAGCTTACAAACTTGCACGGCACTACAGCGAATACAGACTCCTGCATGAACAGCAGCGCCGGATGAACACAACGGACGGCAAGATTCTCAGTCTCCTTGAGAGGAACAACGAGGAGGCAAAACAGGAGAACGCCAACAAGAACCCGATCATCAACAGCACGCTCCGTGACTATATGGCGGGGGAGGTCAGCAGAGACATCTGCCGCAGATTCCTGTTTCCGGAGGATGTGATCGCCGCCCACGATGACGGGATCATTCATGTACACGATTTGGACTACATCGCAGAGCCGATGCACAACTGCTGTCTGGTGAATCTGGAGGATATGCTTCAGAACGGCACAGTGGTATCCGGTACTATGATTGAGAAGCCGCACAGCTTTTCGACTGCCTGCAATATCGCAACGCAGATCATTGCACAGGTGGCATCAAATCAGTACGGCGGACAGACGGTATCTCTGGCACATCTTGCGCCTTTCGTGGATATCAGCCGACAGAAAATTCGTGCCGAGGTGTTCGAGGATGTGAACTGCGACTGCGGCGCAAAGCTAAGTGACGAGGAACTGAACCACATCGTTGAGAAACGAGTTCGCCGGGAAGTCAAGCGAGGCGTGCAGACGATACAGTACCAGATAAACACACTGCTCACCACCAACGGGCAAACACCGTTTGTAACGGTGTTTATGTATCTGGACGAGGCACCGGAGGGACAGACCAGAGATGACCTTGCACTCATTATCGAGGAAACGCTGCTTCAGCGTATCGAGGGTGTCAAAAACGAAAAGGGGGTCTGGATCACCCCGGCATTCCCGAAGCTGATCTATGTTCTCGATGAAGACAATATCACCGAGGACAGCCGCTACTGGTATCTGACCGAGCTTGCTGCCAAGTGTACGGCAAAGCGCATGGTGCCCGACTATATCTCTGCCAAGATCATGAAAAAGCTGAAGGGTGATGTGTATGCCTGCATGGGGTGCCGCAGTTTTCTCACACCGTCTACCGATCACAAGTATTATGGCAGATTCAATCAGGGCGTTATCACGCTGAATCTGGTGGATGTGGCGTGTTCAGCAGACGGTGATACAGAAAAGTTCTGGCAGCTTCTGAATGAACGCTGCGAACTGTGCCGCAAGGCTCTGATGTGCATGCATGACAGGCTGACAGGAACACCGTCCGATGTTGCGCCGATCCTCTGGCAGTACGGCGCACTCGCAAGGCTCGGCAAAGGCGAGGTCATTGATGATCTGCTATACAACAATTACAGCACCATTTCCCTCGGCTATGCCGGCATTGCGGAAATGACCTACCGCATGACAGGCTGTTCGCATACAGAGTCGGAGGGAAAATCCTTCGCCATTTCAGTGATGCAATTCCTGAACGACAAGTGCAGCAAGTGGAGAGCCGAAACAAACATCAGCTTTTCGCTGTACGGCACGCCGATGGAGAGCGTCACCTACAAATTTGCACAATGTTTGCAGCGCAGACACGGCATCATTCCTCATGTGACCGACAAGAGCTATATCACCAACAGCTATCATGTCCATGTGACTGAGCCGATCGATGCCTTCAGCAAGCTAATTTTTGAGGCAGAGTTTCAGGAGCTTTCTCCGGGCGGTGCGATCAGTTATGTGGAAGTACCGAATCTGCAAAACAATATCCCTGCAGTGCTGGTGCTCATGAGACACATCTACGAAACGATTCTGTACGCCGAACTGAATACCAAGTCCGATTACTGTCAGGCTTGCGGCTATGACGGCGAGATCGGGATCGTGGAAGAAGACGGCAAGCTGATCTGGGAATGCCCGAACTGCGGCAACCGGGATCAGCGGACGCTGAATGTCTGCCGCCGTACCTGCGGCTACCTCGGAACCCAGTTCTGGAATCAGGGACGCACTGCCGAAATAAAGGACAGGGTGATGCATCTTTGAATTACTGCGGTCTGAACAAAAACGACATCGCTAATGGCGAAGGTGTCAGAGTCTCGCTGTTTGTCAGCGGATGCCGGAATCACTGCAAGGGCTGTCATAACCCCGGAGCCTGGGATTTCGGCTACGGCAAGCCGTTCACTAAAGAAACTGAAGATGAGATCATTGAAGCCCTGCGTCCCTCGTGGATACAGGGGCTTTCTGTTCTCGGCGGTGAACCCTGCGAGGAGGAAAATGAGGAAGTCCTGATCCCGTTTCTGAAACGGATAAAACTTGAGTCTCCGAATTCGGACACTTGGCTGTTCTCCGGATACACCTACGAGATGCTGCAGGGCGAGGAAATTCTCAGGTACGTTGATGTACTTGTTGACGGTCCGTTTCTGCTGGAACAGAAGGATATCTCGCTTGCTTTCCGGGGCAGCCAGAATCAGCGCATCCTCCGCCTGCGCGGCGGTGAGGTAGTCTGGTAACCCCGCCCTCAGTCGAGGGGGCGGAGCTTCCGGGCGTACACCTTCTCGATGAACTGCCGCTGGCGGTCGTTCTCCAGCTCGTAGACCACCCGGTGGTGATTCCGGTCGATCTTTTCGAGCAGAATCACATGATCCTGCATGGCGGTCTTGAGCTGTGTGCCCTTCTGGTAGTTGTTGATGATAACCTCGTACTTCATATCTGTATCCTCCGTGTTCTGCATTTGGCGGGGCTTTCCCGCCTCCGTTGTACCCATATTACCATAGCTTCGGTATTATAGCAAGCGGCTAAATGTACAGAACATCGAGCGCAGATAATGCACATTCTTTGTGCAGATCATGACCAGGAAAGGAGCCGTATGAGCGAAAAAACAAGAAAAGCAAACCTCGCATTGTGCTGAAGAATGCAGTGCGGTGCGATAAGTGCGGATGTGCATTTGTGCCGGAAACACTGACGCAGCGTGAGGGTGAGATCGAATACAGCTTCTTCCGCTGCGACTATTGCGGCAAGGCGTATCTCGTATCCGTTACGGATGCAGACCTCTGCAAGGATATCCGCAGATACAGAACGCTTGCGGAAAAGCACAAGATCAAGCCGCTGAGTGAACAGTCGCTCCGCGAGATGGCTGCGCTGAAAGAGCAGAACTTAAAACGAGCCGCAAAGCTACGGCAGTTGTACTATGTGGAGGGATGAGATGAAGACAGCAGAACTTCGTGTGATCCCTGTCACGGAGCTGAAGCCTGCGGCATATAACCCGCGCAAAAAGCTGAAGCCCGGCGACAAGGAATACGAAAAGATCAAAAACAGCATCGAGGAATTCGGCTTTGCCGATCCGCTGGTAGTCAACGCCGACATGACCATCATCGGCGGGCATCAGCGACTGACCGTAGCGATGGCGCTCGGATACACCGAGGTACCCTGTGCGGTGGTGGACATCGACAAGGTCAGAGAAAAGGCGCTGAACATTGCGCTCAACAAGATCACCGGCGCATGGGACGAGAGCCTTCTGGCTGAACTGTTGCAGGACATTCAGGACAGCGACTTCGACCTCGGAAAGACCGGCTTTGATCCGCCGGAGATCGAGCAGCTTTTCAATCAGGTACACAATAAAGACATCAAGGAAGATGACTTTGATATTGAAGAAGAGCTGAAACAGCCGACCTTCTCAAAACTCGGTGACCTGTGGATTCTGGGCAAGCACCGTATCGTCTGCGGTGACAGCACCAAGTCGGAAACCTACGAGCTGCTTATGAACGGTGAAAAAGCAAATCTCCTGCTGACCGATCCGCCGTACCTCGTAGCATACAGCAATACCTCCGGCAGCATCAAGAACGATGACCTTTCGGATAAGGAAGGCTATGAATTCCTGAAAAGCGCATTTGCCTGTTTCAAAGAGAACCTTGCAGATGATTCTGCGGTGTATGTTTTCTACGCGACATCAAAATCGAGGGTGTTCTATGACGCTTTCGAGGATGCCGGATTCCGTGTTTCTTGCGGATTGGTCTGGCGCAAGGACAGGCTTGTGCTGTCGAGGACGGACTATCAGCAGAACTTCGAGCCTGTGATCTACGGCTGGAAAAAGGACGGCAAGCACACATGGTACGGTGACCGTAAGCAGACCACCTGCTTTGACTTCGACCGTCCGAAAAGCTCCAAAGCCGAGGGTGAGGGACATCCGACTGCAAAGCCTGTACCGCTGATGGCATATCTCATCAAGCAGTCCACCATGACAAACGGCATTGTGCTGGACGGCTTCCACGGTTCCGGTTCTACCATGATCGCCTGTGAACAGCTCGACCGAAAATGCAGAGCTGTAGAATTGGATGAAAAGTTTGTGGACGTTCAAGTGAAGCGGTATATCAAATTCCGCGAGGGCAAGTACGATGATGTGTATGTCATCCGTGACGGACAGAAGCTTTCCTTCGATGAAGCGGTGGCAGCGATGCCGACAGCAGAGGGTGGTGATACGAATGGGTGAACTGAAACCTCTGCTTCATGTGGTCTCCTTCAGCGGCGGGAAAGACAGCACTGCGATGCTCCTGAAGATGTTAGAAATGGGAATGCAGGTTGATCTGGTGCTGTTTTGCGATACCGGATTAGAATTCCCGGCACTGTATGACCATGTACACAAAGTCGAACAGGATACCGGCATGAAGGTTACGACTGTCAAGAGCGAATATACCTTTGAATATCTCATGCTCCATAAGCCAATCAAACGGAAAAAGCCGGAACTGCGCGGCAAGACCGGATACAGTTGGGCGGGACCGCTGATGCGGTGGTGTACCAATCTTCTGAAAACAGTACCCCGTGAGAAATTCCTCAGCGAACTGCGAAAGAAGTACACGGTGATCGAGTACATCGGCATCGCCGCCGATGAGACGGAGCGCATCACGCACAAGTGCAACAGCCGACCGAAGGTCCGGCTGCCGCTTGTGGAGTGGGGCATGACCGAAGCCGACTGCCTGCAATACTGCAAGGAACGCGGCTACGACTGGGGCGGTCTGTATGAGAAGTTCGGACGAGTATCCTGTTGGTGCTGTCCGCTGCAGCCGCTGAACGAGCTGCGGATTCTGTATTTCGATTTCCCTGATCTCTGGAAACAGCTCAGAGCATGGGATGATGCAACATGGCGCACCTTCAAGCCCGGATGGTCAGTCCGGAAACTGGAGGCTCGTTTTGATTTTGAACTGGAATGGCAGACGGACGGAAATCAGCTCGGCACCAAGGAATTCCGCAAGGCGCTGAAAAAGAGACTGGAGGATGTCGATGGCTGATGTGAAATGTGAGCTGTATCACGATAATTTCCAGAACTTCAAATCCTACTGCATTCCGAAAGCACAACTCGTCATCGCAGACATTCCCTACAATATCGGCGGGGACTTTTACGCATCCCGTCCCGACTGGTATGTGAACGGTGACAATCAGAACGGTGAAAGCAGCAAAGCGCACAAGGCTGCATTCCACACGGATTACACCTTCAACATCGCTGAATACTTCGCCTTCTGTAACCGGCTGCTCAAAAAGGAGCCGTCCAAAGGTGAGAAGGATGCTCCCTGCATGATCGTATTCTGTGCCTTTCAGCAGATACCCGAGGTCATCCGGCAGGCGGAGAAATACGGCTTCAAGAAGTATCAGTTTTTGTGCTTTATGAAGAATTACAGTCCGCAGGTGCTGAAGGCGAACATGAGGATCGTGGGCGCAACGGAGTATGCTCTGGTGCTGTATCGGGGAAAGCTGCCGAAGTTCCGCAATACCGATGCATACGGCAAGAGGCACATGATCTTCGACCATTTTGACTGGATGCGGGACGGCAAGGATATCCCGAAGATACATCCTTCGCAGAAGCCGATTTCCGTACTGAAACGTCTGATCGGGATATTTACCGACGAGGGTGATGTGGTCATCGATCCCTGCGCCGGTTCCGGCTCAACGCTGCGTGCGGCGAGGGAGCTTGGCAGACACAGCTACGGCTTTGAAGTCAGCCGGGATTTTTATAATAAAGCCTGTGAACTGATGCTTGGGGAGGATACCGATGACGAAGCATGAATGCGCGGTCGTGACCGCTTACACAGAGATTTCTATGCTCAAGGGCGATGATCTGAAATATCTGTATGACTATCTTTCCGGCTTTATCGGCAGACCGGTGTATACACACGAGATTCCTGCGGTGGCGATGGCTTACAGAGAGCAGATCAGGGAGGACTTCCTCAATCTGTGCAGGAACGCAAAGGAGGCGGATGATGGATAAGAAACACTTGACCCTCGGCAGCCTGTTTGACGGCTCCGGGGGCTTTCCGCTTGGTGGCATCCTCGCAGGGATCGAGCCAAGGTGGAGCAGCGAAATTGAACCTTTTCCGGTGCTTGTCACGCACAAGCGGCTGCCGCAGGTGCAGCACTACGGTGATGTATCTACGCTAAACGGCGCAGAGCTTCCGCCGGTGGATATCATCACCTTAGGCAGTCCTTGTCAGGACCTGTCTATTGCGGGCAAGCGTGCCGGAATCCATGACGGTGATCGGTCGAACCTGTTCTTTCAGGCGATCCGCATCATCAAAGAAATGAGGGATGCAACAAATGGACGATATCCGCGATACTGCGTCTGGGAAAATGTCCCCGGCGCTTTCTCATCCAACGGAGGAAACGACTTCAAGGCTGTCCTCGAAGCAGTTATCGGAGTTAAAGAAAAAGGGATCGAGGTGCCTGCGCCTGAAAATCACAGATGGGCAAAATCAGACGTGTATCTGGGAGACGGATGGAGCGTGGCTTACCGAGTTTTCGATGCTCAATACTGGGGTGTCCCCCAACGCAGAGCAAGAATCTACCTTGTCGCAGATTTTGCTGGCGGAAGTGCCGGAGAAATACTATTTAAGTCCGAAGGCGTGTCTGGGTATACTCCGCAGGGCTTCCGTGCGTGGCAAGGAGCTGCCGGAGGTGCTGAAGAAGGCACTGGAGAGACAGGCGGGCGGTCTGACGCTGGAGGTGGAACCCTCTGCCTGAATACACAGGGCAACAGCGGCGTCGGCATCACCGAGAACAAGGCTCTCGCACTGGTCGCACAGGATCACGGCAACCATCCGGCGGTACTTCATGCGGCGGGATTCTCCACAGAACACAGTGCCAAAGCACGCAGCATCGGATACGAGGAGGAAGTCTCCCCGACACTGAGGGCAGGAGTTGTTCCCGCCGCACTCTCGGTCGAAAACCATCCGACGGACGGTCGGGTGAAGATCCGTGAGGACGACACCTGCCAGACACTTTGCAGCAGAGCCGGGACGGGCGGCAACAATGTACCGCTTGTCGCTGAACCGATCACGCTGAAAATCAGGTCAGGCTGCGAAGGCGGCGGCAAGGGCGCTCTCTGGCAAACTGATAAATCTGCTACGCTTGCTACCAACAACGACCAGACACTCTTTCAGCCAGAGATCAAAGCCTTCGGTGTATGCAGCAAGCATTCCAATGCGATGATGTCCGACAATCCGCACAGCGGATTCTATGAGGCGACCACAAGCAGAACGCTCGACCGAAGTGGTGGAAATTCTGTGACATCGAATCAGGGCGGCATCTGCGTGGTAGCACCTGCACCGGAGACCTTCGATGTGCGTTTCACATCGGACGGCACGAAAAATGCTCGTGGGCATTGTTACCCGACAGACATTTCCCGATGCCTTGATACGAGCGAGGCGAACCCGGACAGCAATCACGGAGGAGTTGCGGTGGTGGCTCTCGAACCGGGGGCGGCATCCCGTATCGGCGGTCATGTATACAGTGACGGCAAAAGCGGCACGCTCCGTGCAAATGCCGGAGACAATCAGCAGGCTGTTGTGGTAGCCGAGAAGGAGACCTATGCACTGCAAGGCTCGATGATCGGTCGCGCCGATCAGAACGGACCGCAGGGTGATGGTATCAATGAAGATGTGTGCTTTACGCTGAACACAACAGACAGGCATGCTGTCGCAGCACCGGATGCCGATCACTACAGCACAAGCAAGAATTCTCACCACACAGTCGCCGCACATGAACAGGCAAACACGCTGGTCGCATCCGACTGGAAGGATCCTCCGCTTGTGAACGACCTTCCGAATGACGAGCCGGTATATATCGTTCGTCGTCTGACTCCGGTGGAGTGCGCCAGATTGCAGGGATTCCCCGACTGGTGGTGTGCCGACCTTGCGATTCCCGATCCGACCGATGAGAAGATCACCTTCTGGACGGAGGTCTGGGAGACATGGCGGCGGGTCACAAACCCCAAGGGAAAACCGAAAACTGAAAAGCAAATCAGGAAATGGCTTGCTGATCCCTACACGGATTCCGCAGAGTACAAGCTGTGGGGCAACGGGATCTCACTGCCGATTCCATACTTCGTGCTTTCGGGTATCGCTTGGGTGGCGCAGAGAGATACACAAAAGTGAACGCATAACGCGCCCGTTTTGAAAGCATCGGAAAAAGACGAACCTGCGTCGGTTCAGTGCCGATGAGATACACTTATTTCGGATTTCTTGTCTCCGCCAAGCTCGATCTTTCCGTGCTTTTCCTCATATTTTTCAATGCAATCACGGATCAGGATCAAAACCTGACTGTTGGCAGAACGACCTTCGTAGTCAGCAACAACGTGAAGTTTATCAAGCATCTCCTGTTCAATGCGGATGGATACACTTTTGATAGCCATAAAACGAATTCCTTTCAGATATATTATGACTTTATTTTAGACCTATTCTGTGGTATAATGTTTGAAATGGATATAAATTGTATCTAAAATATATCTACAAGGAGTTGCACGATATGAAAATAGCAATTATTGGCTCACGAGGACTTCATGTGAATGACCTTGAACGGTATCTGCCGGAGGGTATCACAGAGATCGTCAGCGGAGGAGCGAGGGGTATTGATTCTGATGCACGGGCATACGCAAAGGCACACGGCATTCCGCTGAAGGAATTTCTGCCGGATTATGAACGCTTCGGACGAAGCGCCCCGCTGAAACGGAATCTGGAGATTATCGCCTATGCAGATGTGGTGCTGGCATTCTGGGACGGACAGTCACGCGGCACGAAATATGTGATAGACCATTGCCGGGAACAGCACGTTCCGGTCAGGGTTTTCGCACCGAAAAAGAAATAGTAATAAAGAAGCCATGCAGCAAATTGTGAACATTCTGATACTAAATCAGATGTTCTGCCGCAGGGCTTCTTTCTATTCTGTACTATGCACAATCTAAAGGGCAGACACGCCCCGTACATTCTCCGTTTTACAGTCTTGCATTCCGGGGCAAAAGACGGTAATATGTGACTACGAAAACGCCGCAGCCCAACGCACAAGGCTGAGGGGCGGCAGTAAAAACGGAGGTAATCATATGGAAATCAAGTTCAATATTGAAAAGAGCCAGCGCAAGGCACTGGCACAGAAAATCGGCGAGCTGACAGGAGCAGAGGTCAAGTACCTCGGTGTACCGGGCTGCAGATACCAGATCGACTTCTTCACCCTGGACAAAAACGCAGTCCTCAGTTTCAGCGACCGCATCGACACAGATATCGTAGAGAAGGTACTGAATGGGCTTGCAGAGGCAGGATATGAAAGCAAAACAGTAGCACCGCCGGAAGAAACGGATGCTTCGGCTGAATCAGAGCCGGATATCCCTGACGAACCGAGCAGCGGATTTCCGCTGCTCGCAAGCATCAGCTTCCCGATTGCAGAGCACACGGTGCAGAGCCTTACAAACCTTATCTGCATGATCCACTCCCGCGGCGCACTTCTCAGCAAGGCGACCGGCGGACAGTTCTTCGCAGACAAGAGCCTCGCCGATGCGATCCTCGATGACAAGACCTTCCGCAGCATCCACGAGCTTATCGCCTACATCAGAGTATGGGAGGAAACGAATCCCGAACTGAAGGGCATCCGTTTCGCCGATGACAAACTGATCTTTGACGGCTTCGGTGCAGCACAGGATGCCGAGACGGTGAAGACCTTCACCAAGCTCGCCGCAGCTATGAACAAGATGGCGATCACGCAGAAACGTGTGCAAGCAAAGGATGTCGATGACAGCAACGAAAAGTACGCACTCCGCATCTGGCTGATCCGCCTTGGGCTGAACGGTGCTGACTTCAAGGTTGACCGCAAGCGCCTCATGGCTCCGCTTTCCGGACACACCGCATTCCGCAACGATGAGGAGCGTGAACGCTGGGAGGCAAAGCAGAAGGCAAAGCGTGATGTTGCCAAAGAAGAACAGAACGAGGAGGAAGAGAACAATGCAGTTTCCGAATGAACGACAGCTCAGAGCCTTGCGGGAGCGTTATCCCGAAGGCACCCTTATCCGACTGAAGCACATGGACGATCCCTACGCACCAGTGCCGCCCGGAACAATCGGCGAGGTTCAGATGGTCGATGACGGCGGCAACATACACATGGTCTGGCAGAACGGCAGAACGCTCTCCCTTATAGAAGGCGTGGATGATTTCCAGGTCATTTCTGACCGCAATGGGGGCCCCGGAAAATAGAAGAGCCTATTCCATTGTATCCGAGTATACCATAGAATTTCAAGGATATCAAGTGTACACATACACCAGATATGCGCAATGTATTTTCCTCGATATTCTGTGGTTTTAGCGGCTTGCTATATCCTCCGAAAGACGGTAACATGTGACACAACGGAAGGGCAAACGCCCACCGAAAAACCGAATCGGAGGATACAAAAATGACTGAGAAGACCGCACAGCAGCAGAGCAGAACGAAGGAGCAGTCGATAGGGGTGGAGATCGAGATGAACAACATCACCCGCAAGGCTGCCGCAAAGCTCGCCGCCGACTTCTTCGGCACCGGCCGCACCGAGTACACCGCACACCGCAACGGCTACGAAACCTACAGCGCATGGGATGCACAGGGACGCGAGTGGAAATTCCAGAAGGACGTCAGCATCGCAGGCCCCGACAGCGAAAAGTGCGAACTGGTCACACCGATCCTGCACTACGCAGACATCGAAACCCTGCAGGAGCTTGTGAGAAAGCTCAGGAAGGCAGGAGCGCGCAGTGATTACACGCGGGGATGTGGAGTCCACTGCCACATTGGAGCCCAGGGACACACACCGCAGACCTTGAGAAACCTCGCAAACCTGATGGCAAGCCACGAAACCCTGATCGCCGAGGCAATCAGAGTAGACCAGAGCAGAATGCGCCGCTACTGCAGAACAGTTGACCCGAGATTCCTTGAACAGCTCAACCGCAAAAAGCCCACCACGATGGCACAGCTTGCGGACATCTGGTACGGCGCACAGGGCTGCGAATACGGCAGAACCCACCACTACAACGACAGCCGCTATCACATGCTCAACCTCCACGCTACCTTCACCAAAGGCACGGTCGAGTTCAGACTTTTCCAGTTCGCACCGCCTTCCAACGGCAAGCAGAACGGGCTCCACGCAGGCAAGCTCAAGAGCTACATTCAGCTCTGCCTCGCAATGAGCCAGATGGCAAAGGACCTGCGGAGCGCCAGCCCCAAGGAACAGCAGAAGGAAAACAAAAAGTTCGCCATGCGGACTTGGCTGATGAGAATGGGATTCATCGGGGATGAATTCGCAACGGCGAGAGAGGTCCTCACTGAGAATCTTACGGGCGACAACAGCTTCCGCTTCGGCAGATCTTAAAGGCCTGCCCTTCGGGGCGGAAGAACAAGCGGAACGGCACGGCGGCGCACACAGCCGCCACGGTCTCGGCTCTCGCCTCGGTCGGTGCTTCTGCTTCGCAGAGGTTGCCACTGGCAACCCGCACCCCCGTGTGGGGCGGAAAGGGTATCCTCCGAATCGGTATCCCATCTCAGTCAACCGCGCCACACAACGCAAATGTAGGCAAGGCATAAAATGCACAACATACGGCACAGAATCGCCCTCGATGATCTGTTCATTTACTCGCTTGATAATGCCGCCGAAATGAGTTAACATAGCACTACCGCAAGGAAAAAACGCAAAGGAGAACATAGCATGAACAAGAAAAAATACTACATAGCCTACGGCAGCAACCTCAACATCCGCCAGATGCGATTCCGCTGCCCAGGCGCAAAGCCCATCGGCATTTCCGCGATTCCTGACTACGAACTGCTCTTCAAGGGCAGCAAGACGGGAGCGTACCTCACCATCGAGCCGAAGGACGGCGGGCTTGTTCCGGTCGCCGTGTGGGAAGTGACAGCCGACGATGAGAAGCACCTCGACATCTACGAGGGCTACCCGAACTTCTACTACAAGAAGGAAGTCCGCCTGCCAATCAGGCTGGCAAACGGCAAGACCAAAAAGGTCACGGCATTTGTCTACATCATGCACGAGGAGCGTGAGATTGCGATCCCGTCAATGACCTACATCCGCACCTGCGAGGAAGGCTACCGCAACTTCGGATTTGATTTGAAGTACCTTGACAGGGCATACATGAGAAGCACAAAGGAGGACTGAAAATGAAAGAACAAGTTTTTGAAAAGCGTACATGTCCGAAATGCGGACGCACCTACACCGAGCGCCCTGCCCTATCCCGCTACGACAACGACACGATCATCTGCCCGGACTGCGGCACGAGGGAGGCACTCGAAAGCATGGGCATCAGCATCGAGGAACAGGACAAGATCCTCGGCATCATCCACGAGAAGTACAACGACGAATAAGGCGACATAAAGGGGCATTACAGCCCCTTTCCGCATTCTCAGGGATAACTTATCCCCCACTTTCCGGGCGTGACACGGCGCGTTCTGGCGCAAACTGTGGGCTTGTGTATATGTACCTGTTCAGCTTGCTGAAAACGGCGATTCTTCTACGATTTATTTTGCACATAGGCGTGGACATATCGCCGGGATCATGGTAATATGCTACACAACGGCAGGGGCAGACAGCCCACCGGAATTCATAACATGGAGGATACGAACATGAACGACAGCTACTTTGAGGAGATGACCTTCCAGTGCGCCGCCTATGAACGCGCCAAAAAGGAGCGCGCCGAGCGCAAGGCTCAGATTGCCGAAGCCCACGGCTACGACAGCCCGGAGATGGACGCTTGGTACGCTGAGGAGAAGGCGGCGGGTCCTTACCCCTACAGCGGCGGTGAGATGAAAGCCTACTGGGTGTACAAGATGCGCCGCGAGAACGACGGTGACGAGTTCGAGATGAGCGATTACTGCTGGGACAAGGAATTCCACGATTTCATCGAAACGCTCCGCAAGCTAGGCATCACCGAGTTCACGATCACCAATCAGAGCACGGCGCTGATGGAGAACATCTACGGATTTATTGCAGAAGGCTGCACGATGGTCGGAACGCACACCATCACCAAGAAGAGCCTGCGCTGGGGCGAGGAAGAATACGAAACGGCACAGGGCATCCTTTTCAAGGTGAACTGATATCGACAGGAGCAGGGCTTCGGCTCTGCTCCCCCTCCCCCTTTTCCTCATGTGTAAATCCTACAATACGAAAGGCTGAGATCGGCGATTCTTCTACGTTTTATTTTGCACATAGGCGTGGACTTATCAGCAGGATCATGGTAATATGTGACACAACGGAAGGGCAGAACGCCTACCGAAAAACGAAACGGAGGATAACACCATGAACCCCTACACACTGAGAAAGAGCCTGAACCTGATTGATGCCAACACGGCGATCACCCGCGAGGACTTCGAGAGCCTCTTCTGCAAGACTGCAGAGCGTGTCACCTTTACCTTCAACGGTTGGGACGGCAAGAGCTATGATGGCGAGAGCCGCAGCGGTTACGTTTACCGCACCATCATCGAGGGCTACGAGAATGTGAGATTCGTTAAGGTCGGCAAGGGACTGCATTACATCGATGAGGACAGCAGCATTACCGAGAAGGCTACGGGCATCGCCCACAAGGAAGCAGAGTGGCTGGTCGATGTGAAGAGAGCATAAGCAAAACAGCGGAGCCCTTCCTGCGGGGAGGGCTTACCGCAGAAAAAAAAACATGGAGGTTTACGAACATGAGTACGAATTCAAGAGTCGGAATTCTGCATCAGGACGGCGTCACGGAGACAATCTACTGCCATTGGGACGGCTACCCCGAACACCAGATGCCCATCCTCACCGAGCATTATAACACCGCCGAGAAGGTCAAGGCACTGCTTGCCCTTGGAGACATCAGCATCCTCGGCGAGCGCCTTGCTCCCGATGCGGATGAGCCGCACAGCTTCGAAAAGCCTGCCGATGGTGTGACGGTTGCTTACCACCGCGACCGCAAAGAGCCGATGCAGCCTGCGGTCACCCACAAGAGCGTTGTTTCCCTGATGAGCGATGACTGGGGCATTCCGTATTACTACCTTTTCGATGAGGAAAAAGGAGCATGGCTTCCGCCGACCGAGGACTGATAGGTTCAGCCCTGCGGGGCTGACTTGCCCCACGTTGTCCTTTGTGCGGTTTTCCTGCGATAAGCTTGCCCCTGCGGAAAGCCGCCTCACACGGCGCGTTTGTGTGCCTCCTGTGGGCTTGGTGCTATGTATACAACAAATGGCGCAGATACGCCGATTTTGTTCTGAACATTTAGCCGCTTGCTATTCCGGAAAGATCATGGTAATATGCTACACAACGGAAGGGCAAACGCCCACCGAATACAAAACACGGAGGTAAACCACCATGACAAAGAAGGAAATGAAAGCCGCAGTTGCCAAGCTGAAGATGCTGCAGAACGGCAAAGCCGCCCTTGAGGGAATGACCGAAGCGGACTGCCTTGAGCTTTTCGGGATCAGCAGAGCGCAGGCACTTGCAAACACAAACGCCGCCCTTGCCAAAACCGAGCAGGAGATTTTCAGAGCCGAGCATCCGCTGACAGGCATCGACAAACAGCTCTTCGAGATCGCAGCAAAGCACCTGATCACGGTGCAGGAGCGCGGAGACCTTGAAGCCCGCCACTGCGACAGCGAGGACTTCATCGAGGTTTCGGTCTGGGGGCTGGAAGCCGCCCTCAAGGATACCTACGAGGCAGGATGCAAGAGCAAGTAACCAAACGGAACAGCGCAGCCCTTCCGCAGGGAGGGGCTGCCAATCCCGAAGGAGGAAAGAACATGGATACATACGCACAGCTTGAAATGCTGACCGCAGTCATCGCAAACCTGTCGGCCACGGGAACATGGACGGAGCGAGAAGTGATGAAAACGCCGCTGGATGTCTTTGAACCGAAGGAGCTTGAACAGCTCGGCTACGGCGACTGCGTGAACGCATACTTGGAAGAGTACGGCGGATAGCGACGACACACGCACCACGTTGCCTCGTGTGGGGCGGTGCCGGGGAGATGCGTACAGCTTGCCCCTGCGAAAAGCCGCCCACACGGCGCATTTGTGTGCCTCCTGCGGCAAGGCATAATATGTACAACAACCGACAAAAAATCGCCTTGCACATTCTGGTAGTTTAGCCGCTTGATATATCTGCCGAAAAGAGTTATAGTGTGTACAACGGAACGGGAAACCGAGCCGAAAACTACGAAAGAACGAGGTAAACACTATGTGGCACGATTCTGGCACCGACCAAGGAAGGCAAGACGGTGGTTCACTACTGGGCAAAGGTCTACGACGGGGGCAGCCAGTACGGCATCAACGAGGGCAGAATCAGTAAACTGACACTCAAGGAGAATGGCAAGGTCATCTACAACTACGACAGAGGCGAGGATGTACCCGAGCAAAACGAGGCTGCGGAGATTGCCCTTGCGATCCTGATGTACGAGTACAAGTAAATAGAACGGTCGGTGGGCGGTAGCATTAAGCCGCCCATCCAAACCAAGACGGACACACATATAAATTCAAGGTGGATATACATAGGAGAGGCTTGCAGCACGCAGGCCTTTTCTTTATGCAGATTTTTTGAGAAAAGGAGTGATGCGGATGGCTCAGAGGGGCAGAAAACCCAAGCCCACAGCAATCAAGGAACTGGAAGGCAATCCCGGAAAACGACCGCTGAATGAAGCAGAACCTAAGCCTGCGAAAAAAGCTCCGCCCTGCCCGAAATGGCTGGAGCCGGAAGCCAAAAAAGAATGGCGCAGGTTATCAAAACAATTGGAACAGATCGGTGTGCTGACCGAGGTCGACCAGGCGGCATTCGCATCCTACTGTCAGGCATACGCACGATGGAAAGAAGCCGAGGAATTCATGACCCAGCACGGCACGATCGTAAAAACAAAATCAGGTTACTGGCAGCAGGTTCCGCAGGTATCCATTGCGCAAACTTATCTGAAGATCATGAACAAGATCGCAGAGCAGTTCGGTCTGACTCCTGCCGCAAGAAGCAGGATCACCGCAGGTGCGGATATGAAGGACGCTGCCGTTGACGATATGGATGCACTTCTGGGAGGAAACTGATGGCAAGAACAGCAAAAGCAAGGGAAAGACCTGCGAATTATCCGAAACTGAAAGACTATAAGCCCACACGGTTTATGCTGCCGGATTCCCATTACGATGCGGCAAAGGCAGACAGAGCCGTGCGTTTTATAGAAAACCTGTGTCATACCAAAGGACGCTGGGCAGGCAAACCGTTCTGGCTGCTTCCGTGGCAGGAACAGATCATCCGGGATATTTTTGGCATCGTCAAAGAGGACGATATGCGGCAATTTCGTACCGCCTATGTCGAGATACCCAAGAAAAATGGCAAACAGCTCGCTCTGGATACACCGATTCCGACTCCTGATGGATTCACCAATATGGGAGATTTGGAAGTCGGAGATACTGTATTTGATGAAAACGGCATTCCGTGCCATGTGGTTGCGAAAAGTCCTGTGGATGATACAGAGCAAGCCTACAAGCTGACCTTCAAGGACGGCACCTCGATCATTGCCGGGGAACGACATCTGTGGAACATCGAAATCGATAGTAGCGGCAAACTCGTTTCAACTCGTGAGATTTACGAGATGAACACCGATATCAAAATCGTTTCAAGTAAATGCCCCGAGACATCAAACAAAGATATTCTGCAACATTGGGAGGCTTCTCACGGCAATAACCCTCGTTATCATTACCTGCTGGACATCCAGCCTATGGATCATCCTGTGAAAATGCAGTGTATTCAGGTGGATAGTCCGAGTCATCAATATCTTGCTGGAACATCGTTTGTGCCTACGCACAACAGTGAGCTTGCAGCGGCAATTGCACTGTATCTGCTCTACGCCGACAACGAGCCGTCTGCTGAGGTCTACGGCGCTGCTGCTGATCGTGGGCAGGCATCCATTGTATTCGATGTCGCCAAAAGAATGGTTGAGATGACACCGGCACTTCTGAAACGCTCCAAGATCATGGCGGCTACAAAGCGTCTGGTCGATTACAGCAATGTCGGCTTTTATCAGGTGCTTTCAGCGGAGGTCGGTACAAAACATGGTCTGAATGTTTCCGGTTTGGTGCTTGATGAGCTTCATGCCCAGCCGAATCGAAGCCTTGTGGATGTTCTTACGAAGGGCTCCGGCGATGCAAGAACGCAGCCGCTGTACTTCCTGATCACAACCGCCGGTACCGACCGCAACAGCATCTGCTACGAATATCACACCAAAGCAAAAGATATTCTGGAGGGCAGACGCATTGATCCGTCCTTTTATCCGGTGATCTACGGACTTGATGATGGCGACGACTGGAATGCCGAGGAGTCTTGGTACAAGGCGAATCCTTCGCTTGGATACACCATTACCATCGACCGAGTGCGTGACGCTCACCGCGAGGCACTGACAAACCCAGCGGAAGAAAACGTATTCCGTCAGCTTCGTCTGGATCAGTGGGTAGGCAGTGCGGTGGCATGGATTCCGGAGCATATCTACGACAGGGGCAATCTTCCGATCAACCTCGAAAAGCTCCGGGGACGGGAGTGCTACGCAGGTCTTGACCTATCCAGCACATCGGATATCACGGCATTTGTGCTGGTGTTCCCTCCGCTGCATGACGGCGAGAAATACATCGTTGTCCCGCACTTCTGGCTGCCGAGAGAAACGCTCGATTTGCGAGTACGGCGAGACCATGTTCCCTACGATGTATGGGAGCGCATGGGATTATTTCATATCACCGAGGGCAATGTGGTCGATTATAATTTCGTGCGGAAAACGATCAACGATCTGCACACGATGTACAACATCAAGGAAATTGCTGCCGACCGCTGGAATGCGACACAACTTATCACCGATCTTGAGGGTGACGGTTTCACGGTTGTCCCGATGGGCATGGGCTTCAAGGATATGTCACCGCCGATGAAAGAGCTATACAAGCTTATACTCGAAGGGCAGTTTATCCACGGCGGCAACCCTGTACTCCGCTGGATGGCTGGAAATGTGGTGGCTGAGATCGATGCTGCGGAAAACATCAAACCGAGTAAAAAGAAAAGTACAGAGAAAATCGATGGCATCGTGGCATGGATCATGGCACTTGACCGCTGTATTCGCCACGAGATGCAAGGTAGTGTATACGATGAACCCGACCACGATCTTGTGGTCATCTGACAGGAGGTAATGTTTATGGGCTTTTTGAGCTGGCTTGGCATCAGCAAGCCGAGAGATGCGCCGATGCTGCCTGATATTCAGGACAATGTCCGTGATTCTGGAAATCTGTTCGTATTCGGCATGACGCACAGCGGTGAACGTGTGGATGAACGCACTGCAATGCAGATTGTTACCGTTTATGCCTGCGTGAGACTGCTTTCAAATACGATCGCAGGACTTCCGCTGCATCTGTACAGATATACAGGTGACGGCGAGGATAAAGAACGCGCAACCGATCATCCGCTGTATAAGATTTTGTACCGTCAGCCGAATCCCGAAATGAGTTCATTTTCGTTCTGGGAGGCACTGATGTGCCACCTTTTACTATGGGGCAACGCCTATGCACAGATTGTCCGGGACGGCAAAAACGGCATCGTTGGTCTGTATCCGCTTCTTCCTGAGAACGTCGAGATCGACCGCGACCCGAAAAGCGGTGACCTCATTTACACCTATCATGCATACACTGATGAAAAGCCCGGTGAGCATGACAAGGATATCATCTTTCAGAGGGATGAGATACTGCACATTCCCGGTCTGGGATTCAATGGTCTGGTGGGATTTTCTCCCATAGCCATGATGAAAAACGCACTCGGCGCAGCTATGGCTGTGGAGCGTTACGGCAGTGCATTCTTCAAAAACGGAGCGCAGCCTGCCGGTGTTCTGGAGCATCCGGGTGTGCTGAAGAATCCCGAAAAGATCCGTGAGAACTGGACGAGAGTGTACGGCGGTTCCCGAAATGCACACCGCATCGCAGTCCTCGAAGAAGGTATGCAGTATAAGCCAATCTCCCTGCCGCCGGAGGATTCGCAGTTTCTGTCCACAAGAGAATTCGATGTGGAGGAAATCTGCCGTATGTTTCAGGTGCCGCCGCATCTGGTACAGGATCTGAAACGCAGCACCTTCAATAACATCGAGCATCAGGGCATCGCATTTGTACAGTATTCTCTCATGCCCTGGATCATTCGCATCGAGAAAGGCATCATCAAAGACCTATTACTGGAAGATGAAAAAGACATCTACTTCCCGAAATTCAATGTGGATGGTCTCATGCGCGGCGACTACCAGAGCCGTATGAACGCCTACGCTATCGGCGTGGGCAACGGATTTATGTCGCCCAACGATGTGCGCCGTCTGGAAAATATGGATCTCATTCCTGAAGATCAGGGCGGTGAGGATTATTACCTCAATGGCAGCTACAATAAATTGCAGGATGCAGGTGCGGCGTATAACCTGAATGCTCCGCAGGAGGATGAACCACCGGATACCGAGGAACAGGATGAGCCGGATGAGAGCCCGGACGAAGAAACCGATGACCGTTTCCTGCGGCAAAAACGCAGGAAGAAGTACAGAAATGGGGGTATGTAAATGGAAAAGTTCTGGAACTGGATTCACGATGACAGCGGCGGCAGAGTCCTCCGGCTTGAAGGTCCTATCGACTCGGAGAGCTTCTGGGGTGATGAAATTACGCCGCAATCTTTCCGCGATGAACTGTATGCCGAGGAGGGTGACATTACACTTTGGCTGAATAGTCCAGGCGGCAATGTGCGCTCAGATAGGGCGTTGTTAAAAGTAGCTTAAGGTACTACGCTGTAAGATAACGCAGCAGCCAACCTGCCTAACCGAAAGGCGAAAGCTGATACGGGAACATAGCACGGCAGGAAAGCGGTAAGTTGCCTAAAGGCATTCGGGCACGACTGAACCGCAATGGCAAGTGGATATGAGGATAAATCTGGGTTTGGTGAATGTGAGTTTCCAGTGTCCGTTCCCGGGTGGAGAGAAGAAAGTGCCTGAAACTTCTCGCTTGAAGAACAATAATGTAAGTTACCGATTATTGTGTTGTCAGATACTTCAAGCCACGTGCAAGAGAACTTGTGCAAACGAAACGAAAGCATATCCGACAATCCACAACACCTATTAACAACGCTAACTGAGGATTACCTAAATCGGAATGACTGAAAAGTCTATGTGTAATACCGAAAGGTGATAAATTTCAAGCCGTGAAACGCAAGAAAGATGACACTGAATATCCGACAGGGTAACGGAGTCTCCATAGTAGTCCGAGGACGGTAACGCCGTCTACATGGCGAAGGGAGACAGTTTGTGTGTACCAAAATCAAAACTTGATTAGAGAGGAAAGCCTCATATGAATTCAACAATAGAGATTTTGGCGAGAATCAACGAAAATTCCCTAAAACATCCCGACGAAGTATTTACACGCTTGTACAGATATTTGTTGCGAGAGGATATTTATTTTATCGCATATAAGAATCTGTACGCAAACAGCGGCGCAGCGACCAAAGGAATAGACGATGATACAGCAGACGGGTTCAGCGTGGAATATATTCATTCCATAACCGAAAGTTTGCGGAATGGTACGTATCAGCCAAAACCCACACGAAGAACCTATATTGAAAAATCCAATGGGAAAATGCGCCCGATTAGTATTCCTACTTTTACGGATAAATTGGTGCAGGAAGTCATGAGAATGATTTTGGAAGCGGTATATGAGCCGATTTTCTTAGATGTTTCACATGGGTTCAGACCTAACAGGAGCTGTCATACAGCACTGGAACAAATCAAACACGAGTTTACAGGAGTAAGATGGTTTGTTGAGGGTGACATTAAAGGCTGTTTTGACAACATTGACCATGAAACACTTGTCTCCATTGTGAACCGCAAAATCAAAGACGCACGATTTATCCAACTCCTTTGGAAAATCCTGAAAGCCGGATATTTAGAGGACTGGAGATACAACAAAACATTCAGCGGAACGCCGCAAGGCGGTATCATTTCCCCGATTCTTGCTAATATTTACCTGCATGAATTGGACCAGAAAGTAATGGTAATACGCCAGAACTGTTATAAGCCGCGAGAACGCGCATACACTCCGGAATACTCTAAATTACAGCATGAATTACGCGCAATTAAAACCAAAATCAGCCGTGCAGAGGGAGAAGAAAAGGCAGGGTTGATAAGGGAACTGAAAGAAGTCCGTAAACGCCAGAGAAACGCGCCTTGTGTTTCACAGACAGATAAACGCCTATCATACGTCCGCTATGCAGATGATTTTATCATTGGTGTAGTCGGCAGCCGAGAGGACTGCGAACGAATCAAACAAGAATTGACAGAATATGTTGCAGAAGAGCTAAAAATGGAACTGAGCGCAGAAAAAACGCTCATTACACACAGCAACAATAAAGCGCGGTTTTTAGGCTATGACATTCGAGTGCGCAGAGACAGTAAGGTAAAAAAGACTAAGGCAGGACGTAAAGTCAGAACCCTGAGCAACAAAGTAGAACGCACAGTTCCCATAAAAGACAAAATTGAAAAATTCCTTTTTTCTCACGGTATTGTCTACCTTAAAAACGGGAAACTTACACCATGCCACAGAGATAGATTGCTGCATTTGACAGACCTTGAAATAGTGACCGCATACGGTGCAGAAATCAGAGGCATTTGTAATTACTATAATCTTGCCAGCAACTACTCAGATTTGCATTACTTCTGTTACCTTATGGAGTACAGTTGCCTGAAAACACTTGCCGCAAAGCATAGAACGAGTCTGAAAAAGATTCGGAATAAATATGCCAACGGTAAGAGCTGGGGTGTACCCTATGAAACCAAAAAGGGACAGAAAATCGCAGCACTTCCCACACAAGCAGACTGCGCAAATGTCAAGAACGGAACGGATACCATTCCGATATTGACAATACAACATCTACACAGTCGTACAAAATTTGAGGACAGGCTTAAAGCAAGAAAATGCGAACTCTGCGGCAGTGAGAACAGCGAGCATTACGAGATTCATCACGTAAACAAAGTGAAAAATCTCAAAGGGAAAACACTCTGGGAACAAATTATGATAGCAAAAAAGCGAAAAACGCTTGTGGTATGTCGGGAATGCCACAAGAAGATTCACGGGAAACAAAGTTGATTGAACGCAAATGGAGAGCCGGATACTCTGAGAGGGGTAAGTCCGGTTCGGAGGGGGGCTTGTGTAAACCTACTGTAGCAATACAGCAAGGCGACACTTGCCTACCCTACGTGTTCGCAGCAGCAGAAATTTACACGATGATACGTGATTATCCGCACAGGGTAACGGTAAAAATCGCAAGCATTGCAGCATCGGCGGCGAGCGTGATTGCTATGGCAGGAAATACTGTGCAGATGTCTCCGACCGCACTCCTGTTCGTGCATGATCCGTCCACAATTGCGATGGGAAACGCCAAGGACATGGAAAAAACCATCGCAACACTGAATGAGGTCAAAGAGAGCATCATCAACGCATATGCCGCAAAAACCGGACTCAGCAGAAACCGCATCAGCAAGCTCATGTCGGACGAGACATGGATCAATGCGAAAAAGGCAGTTGAGCTGGGCTTTGCAGATGAGATTCTGTTCGATGAAAAGTCCAAACCGGACAAGAAGGATGAGCCTGACGATCCGGACGAGCCTGAGAAGCTTGATCAGGAAGGCGGTGACGATGAGGGTGATGAAAAGAAAGAGACCGAAAAGAAGCCGTTCAAGCTGGAATCCGACTGGTCTTACAGTACCCGTATCATGGGGCAGACCATCTTGGGAAAGATCACCGCAGGCGCAGAAATCGCAGACACGGACGACACTCCCGATGACAAAACCGAAACACCGGAATCTGCCGAAAAAGGGCTGACCGCACCTGTGGTCACTGTCCCCGATATGCCTGTGATCGGCATGGACGGTAAAACCGCAGACGGCGCAATGCCGTATGAAATTCTGAAACAGCAGCTTGCATTTTTGAGATAAGGCTGGCTGTATTTTTATGCGACACCGGATTTTATCCGGAGAAATGGAGAAAAGATATGAGCAAGATCATGGAACTTCGCAGTAAACGTAATACCCTGTGGGAGCAGACAAAGGCATTCCTTGAAAAGCACCGTGGTGAGAACGGTCTCGTGGAGGCATCCGCAGTTGAGCAGTACAACAAAATGGCCGGTGAGGTGCAGGCTCTCGGTGCAGAGATCGAGCGTCTGGAACAGCAGGCAGCCGTGGATGCGGCACTTTCCGCACCGACCTCCAAGCCCGTCACCAACGCTCCCGGCGCAAAGAACACGCCGCCCACTAACCCGACCGCAACGGACGAGTACAAGTGTGCGTTCTGGGATATGATCCGCAACAAGGGCGATCAGCTTGCAGTCCGCAACGCACTCTCTGTCGGTGAGGACACCGAGGGCGGCTACACTGTGCCCGACGAGTTCGAGCGCCGTCTGATTCAGGCGCTTGAGGAAAACAACATCTTCCGCCAGATGGCAACGGTCATCAAGACCAATTCTGGTACCCGCAAGATCCCGATTGCCAATGACACGATGGAGGCACAGTGGATCGATGAGGGCGAGGAAATTCCGGAGACCGATACTCGTTTCGGTCAGACCACGCTCTCCGCATACAAGCTCGGCACAATGATCAAGATCTCCAACGAACTGCTTCACGATTCTGCCTTCGACCTCGCAAGCTATATCGCTGCACGTTTCGGTGTGGCAATGGGCAACGCCGAGGAAAGAGCGTTCTTCACCGGTGACGGTGACAAGAAGCCCCTCGGTATTCTCGATGAGACCGGCGGCGCTGAGCTTGGTGTCACTGCGGCATCTCAGACTGCGATCACCTTCGATGAGATCTTCAACCTCTACTACAGCCTGAAGTCTCCCTACCGCCGCAACGCACAGTTCGTCTGCAACGAGACCATTCTCCTTCAGCTCATGAAGCTGAAAGACAAGAACGACAACTACCTCTGGAAGCCGAGCCTTGATATCGCAAAGCCGGATACAATTCTCGGCAGACCGATCCGCACCTCTTCCTTCATGCCCGGTATCGCAAAGGGTGAGCGTGTTCTCCTCTTCGGTGACATGAAGAATTACTGGGTGGCAGACCGTCAGAACCGCACCTTCCGCCGTCTGAACGAGCTGTATGCCCGCACCGATCAGGTCGGCTTCCTCACCACGCAGCGTGTGGACGGCCGTCTGATCCTGCCGGAATCCGTCAAGGTTCTCAAGATGGCTGGAACAAAGGCTACTACGACTGGCGGTAACACCGGCGGCGGTGCAGGCGGCAACGGCTGATGAACGGAGGGCAGATAAGTGACTCTGATCTCACTGCCTGAAACAAAAAACTATCTCCGTGTAGATCATTGCGAGGATGACAAGCTCATCCTCACTCTGATCGATACGGCACAGCGGCTCGTGATGGATGTGGGGCGCATGAATGAAAAGCAGCTCGCGGAAAATGAGGAGACCTCCCGGCAGGCTATGCTGTATACTGTTTCGTACCTCTATGAAAACCGCAATACTGCTGATTATCATGCGCTGACGCTGACACTCAGGGCACTGTTATTCGCACAGAGGGAGGGCATCGTCTGATGGAGATCGGAAAACTGAATCAGCGCATCGCCGTCCTTGAAAATCATGTCAAAAAAGATGCGATCGGCAATCACAAGGCTCAGTGGGAGGAGGTGTTCTCACTCTGGGCATCTGTGACTGTATCCAATAACGGTGCTTCTGAGGAGACGGATACCGGCGTGACCAGAGCGATTCAGAAGATTGAGGTCATCATCCGGCAAACTCCGCAGACAAAAAGAATGTCCTCAACGCTTTATCGCATCCGCTTTGACGGTCTGGACTACGACATCAAAGGCATTGTGCCGAATTACCAGACGCAGGACTATATGAAGCTGATCTGCGAATCCAGAAAGGCAGGTGCGAAGGATGACATCTATTGACGATCTGGCATCGGAGGTCATGAAAGGGCTGACGGAATACGCAGAGCTTGCCGATACAGCCATGAAAAAGGCTGTGAAAAAGACAGCGACCGCAGTCAAGAACGAAATTTCCGCCAATGCTCCGAAAAAGTCCGGCAGATACAAAAAGAGCTGGGCTACAAAAAAGGTCAAGGAAAACAGCCACAGCCTTGAAATGACCGTTCACAGCAAGAACCGCTATCAGATCGCACATCTGCTGGAACACGGTCATGCGAAAAGGGGCGGCGGCAGAGTTGCGGCTATCCCGCATATCGCTCCTGCCGAAGCAAACGGTGCAGATATGCTCGAAACGCTCATCAAGAAGGAGTTATCGTGAGCTACGAAGAGATCAATGAGATGATGCAGGAGATCGGGCTGCCCTTTGCGTATCATCACTTCGCAGAGGGTGAAAGCCCCGATCCGCCCTTCACATTGTTTCTGTCTCCCGGCGAGGATACCTTTTCCGCAGATAATTTCATGTACCACAGCTTCAAAGAGCTGCACATCGAGCTTTATACGGATGAAAAATCGCCGGATACGGAACAGCGTGTGGAGGAAGTGCTGACACAGCACAACATCTATTACACAAAATCAGAGGTATGGATAGAGTCTGAACGGCTCTACGAAGTCCTCTATATCATGGAGGTATGAAAAACGGCACTTCAGAAAAACAAAGTCAAGTTCGGTCTGAACAAGGTTCATTATGCAAAAATCACGGCATGGTCGGAAGAGGGTGTGCCGACATTCGCAACGCCGGTGCGCCTGCCCGGTGCGGTGTCGCTTTCTATCGATGCCAACGGCGAGAACGAGAACTTTTTTGCTGATAACGGCGTGTACTATGTCATCAACAACAATGCGGGCTACGAGGGCGACCTTGAGGTGGCACTCATCACGACCGATTTCGCCACTACGATCCTCGGTGAGCAGCTCGACAGCAAGGGTGTTCTTGTGGAGCGTAACGATGCCGAGACCTCGCAGTTTGCACTGCTCTTCGAGTTCAACGGCGACAAGAACCACATCCGTCATGTGCTGTACTGCTGCTCGGCATCCCGTCCCTCGACCGAGAGCTACACTACGGAGGAGTCCACTGAGGTCAAGACGGAGACTCTCTCGATGAAGGCAACGGCACTTCCTGACGGTCTGGTGAAGTCCAAGACCTGTGAAAGCACCGACCAGACCACCTATGACAACTGGTATAATGCGGTGTATATCCCGACCGCTGCGACCACAAACAACAGCACCGGCACACGTTCTGCATCTTCCACCAAGAGCAGCACTGCCGCATCCACTACAACTGACTGATTCGGAGGAGAGAATATGGCTATCAAGAAAATCATCACTGTTGACGGTATCGATGTTCCTTTCAAGGCGAGCGCAACCCTGCCTCGCCTTTACCGTGCGAAGTTCCGTAAGGACATTTTCAAGGATTTTGCCGCACTGAAGGACTCTGTGGACGAAAGCGATGAGCAGGATTCCGGTCTCGGCATCGAGAGCCTTGAGGTCTTCGAGAATATCGCATGGACGATGGCGAAGCACGCCGATCCGGAGAACGTTCCCGACAGCCCGGACGACTGGCTCGAACAGTTCAACTGCTTCTCGATCTACGAGGTGCTGCCGCAGCTTTTCGAGCTGTGGGGCATGAATCTGGAGACACAGGCAGAGTCAAAAAAAAATCTCGCCCAGTTGACCGCGAGATGACAACGCCGCTGTTCCTCCTCCGATGTGCGCAGATCGGGCTGACACTCTCCGACCTTGATCTGCTCACCATCGGAATGGTCAACGAAATGTTTATCGAAAGGGACAATGATGAAGCGACTTACAGCTACAAAGCGACTCAAATCGACATGGATAAATTTTGAACCGTTCAGCAGTCTGCTGCGGATACTCCTCGGACTTTCAATTTACTCCTTCGGTGTATATCTGACCATCTATGTCAATATTGGGCTTGCACCGTGGGACTGTCTCGCTGTGGGGATATCCCGTCATGCACCGCTGAATTATGGCAGTGCTATGGTGGCAGTATCCCTTGCGGCAATTGTGATACAACTACTCCTGCACGAGCGCATTGGCATTGCTACTGTCCTTGATGCAATTATCACGGGAAATCTGACGCAACTTTTCTGCAATATTTCCCCGTAACCTGAAAATCACAGCCTTTGGCTCGGAATCGTATATATGCTGTTCGGCTTCCTGTTTATTGCTCTGGGAATGTATGTATATATGAAGGCGCAACAGGGCTACGGTCCGAAGGATGGGCTACTCATAGCAATCGGGAAACGGCTGCCTAAGATACCCATAGGTGTGGTTGAGATACTGCTGTTTGCCTTCGTTACACTGATCGGTTGGCTGCTCGGCGGCGCTGTAGGTATCGGTACACTCATTTCTATCTTCGGTGCGGGTGCTGTGATGCATCTGTTTTATATGCTCATTCATTTCGAGCCGAGGGCATTGCACCACAAAAGTATATCCGAAACACTGCACAGGAGATAGCCGTATTATACACCTATCCAACCTACTTGTCTACCTACCACAGTAGGTATATTTATTTTTCCTGAAAGGCAGGTGATATCGCATGGCAGGAAGAATTAAGGGCATTACAGTCGAGATCAACGGCGACACCACGAAGCTATCGAAAGCACTACAATCCGTTGACAGAAACATCAAAAATACGCAGACTCAGCTCAAAGATGTCGAAAAGCTGCTGAAACTCGATCCGAAGAATACAGAGCTGCTTGCTCAAAAGCAGAAGTTCCTCGGTGATGCCGTCAAAAGCACGAAAGAACGGCTGGATACCCTGAAAAAAGCCAGCGAGGAAGCCGCCAAAACCAAAGACAACTACGATGCTTGGAAGGCAAAATACGATCCGATCAAACAGAAGATCGGTGAGACCGAAAACAAGCTGAAAGAACTGAAGGAACAGGCGAAAACCGCCGATGAGCAGCTTTCAAAGGGTGAGATCTCGCAGGAGAAATATGATGCCTTGCAGCGTGAGATCAAGGAAACATCTGACGAGCTGACATCTTTGAAGCAGTCCGCTAAGGATGTATCCGATGAGTTTGGCAACCCGATCAGCCCGGAGCAATACGATGCCCTTCAGCGTGAGATCATCGAGACCGAGCAGGAGCTTCAGAATTTGCAAACGGAGGCAAGCAAATCCCAAGAGGCTCTTGTGAAAATCGGTCAGACGAGTGAAACCCTTGAAAAGGTCGGCGGAAAAATCGCCGATGTCGGTGAAACACTGACTACCCATGTGACCGTGCCTATCCTTGCTGCTGGTACTGCCGCTGTGAAAACGGCATCGGATTTCGACACTGCCATGAGCAAGGTCGCCGCTGTATCCGGTGCGACCGGTGACGAGCTGCAAGACCTGAGAGACAAAGCCCGTGAGATGGGCTCCAAGACAAAATTCTCCGCATCCGAAGCCGCAGAAGCCATGAACTATATGGCGATGGCAGGCTGGAAAACTGGAGATATTCTTGACGGTATTGAGGGTATCATGAACCTTGCGGCGGCGAGTGGAGAAGATCTCGCAACCACATCGGATATCGTCACGGACGCTCTGACCGCTTTCGGCTTATCTGCTGCCGACAGCGGACATTTTGCGGACGTACTTGCGGCAGCAAGCTCGAATGCGAATACAAATGTGTCCATGATGGGTGAAACCTTCAAGTATTGTGCACCTGTTGCAGGTGCGCTGGGTTTCTCCTGTGAGGACACTGCCGAGGCAATCGGTCTCATGGCGAATTCCGGTATCAAGGGTTCACAGGCAGGTACGGCGCTCCGTTCTATGATGAATGCGCTTGCCGGAGAGGTAAAATTCTGCGGTGATTCCTTCGGAGAGATCGAGATCGCTACTACCAATGCAGACGGCTCGATGCGTGATCTGAACGATATCCTTGCAGACTGCCGGGTGGCATTCTCACAGATGTCGGAATCGGAACAAGCATCTGCGGCACAAGCACTTGTCGGCAAAAATGCAATGTCCGGTTTTCTTGCAGTTATGAACGCCGCACCCTCAGATATTGAGAAGCTGAACAGTGCGATCAGCACTTGTTCCGATGAAGTGGACGGCTACAACGGCGTTACCGAAAAAATGGCCGCTGTCATGCAGGACAACCTCGGCGGTCAGCTCACCATTCTGAAATCGCAGCTTGAAGAATTAGCCATTTCCTTCGGTGAAATTCTTATGCCTGCGATCCGTGCTATCGTTAGCAAAATTCAAGCTCTGGTAGATAAGCTGAATCAAATGGATCCGGCGACCAAAGAAACGATCGTCAAAATCGCTCTGGTAGCCGCTGCACTGGGTCCGCTTTTAGTCGTTGTCGGCAAAACAATGGTCACAGTCGGCAAGCTCATGCAGTTCATTTCCAATCTGCCGACCATTATTGCAGGTGCAAAGGCGGCATTCAGTTCGTTCGGTGCTGCTATCGGCGGTATCTCTGCGCCCGTGGTCGCTGTCATTGCGGTTATCGCTGCTTTGGTAGCGGCTTTCGTACACCTGTGGAAAACAAATGATGAATTCAGAGCGAAAATCACGGCGATCTGGGAGCAGATCAAGGGTATTTTTCAGGGCTTCTGTCAGGGCATCGTAGACCGTCTCAACGCTTTAGGCTTCGACTTTGAGAACATCGGCGAGGTCATTAAAGCTGTATGGGAAGGACTGTGCAATTTTCTTGCGCCGATTTTTGAGGGCGTATTTCAGCAGATTGCTAACATCTTCAAGGCGGTAACGGATATCCTACTGAATGTGTTGGACATTTTTATCGGTATCTTCACGGGTGACTGGGAAAAAGTCTGGAACGGCATCAAGGGTATTTTTGTAGCGGTATGGAACTTCCTGAAAGACACGCTCCAAAACTATATGAATGTGCTGTGTAACATTTTCGGCACAAGCCTTGACGAAGTGAAAGAGTTCTGGGTGAATGTCTGGAATGCAATCAAGAACTTTTTTGTCGGTATCTGGAACGGTATCAAAAACTTCTTTACAGGTGTCATAAATGGCATTGCAACATTTTTCACCAACATCTGGACAGGCATCAAGAACTTTTTTGTCGGCATCTGGACGGCAATTTATAACGATGTAACCACAAAAATCAATCTCATCAAGACCGTCATTGAGACTGTGTGGAACGCCATCCATACAGCAATCACAACAGTCATGAACGCCATCTGGTCAGTCATTACGACTGTATGGCAGACGATCTATGACATTATCTCTCCGCTGCTCGAAGCATTCCGTTATCTGTTCGAGACCATTTTTCAGGCAATTCAGATTCTCATCGGCATGGCAATGGACTGGATTCACGAGAAAATCACTGCTATCTGGAATGCCATTGTAGCCTTCTTGACTCCCATTTTGGAGAGTATCCGCGACTTCTTCCAGACCATTTGGGATGCGATCTGCACTACGATCAGTACTGTGCTTGATACGATCAAAAGCGTGATAGAGACTGTGTGGAATGCAATTTCCGGCTTTATCAGCACGATTCTGAACGCGATCTGGTCTGTGGTATCTTCCATCTGGAACAGCATCAGCGCACACATTTCGGCTGTGCTGAATGCGATTCATGCTGTGGTAAGCAGCGTATGGAACGCTATCTCCGGATTCATCAGCAGCGTCCTGAACACAATTTTTGCGACAGTCGCAAATATCTGGAACAGCATCAAGACGACCATCACAACCGTCATGAACGCCATCAAAACAACAGTCTCGAATATCTGGGAGAACGTGAAATCCGCTGTATCTCAGAAGATCACTGCGATCAAAACAACGATTGTCAATGGCTTTAATGCGGCGGTCAGCTTCATCAAGAACCTTGCATATGAGGCTTTCTCTTGGGGCGCTGACATCATCAACGGCATTGTGAACGGTATCAAGAGCTGTATCAACAAGGTATCCGATGCGGTCAAGGGTGTGGCTGACAAGATCAAGTCTTTCCTTCACTTCTCTGTACCTGACGAGGGACCTCTTGCGGATTTCGAGTCCTGGATGCCGGACTTCATGCAGGGACTTGCGGACGGAATCAACGCAAATACCAATGTTGTGGGCGATGCCGTCAACAACTTTGCCGGAGGTCTTGCTGAGAAGATCAGCAGCGTGATCCAGAATGCACTGTCCACTGTGGTAACCTCGGTGCAGGGCTTCATGACGCAGGTGTTCGATACCGTGAAAACGGTCTGGGCAAACGTCAATGCCGCAATTGATGCAACGATGTCGCAGATCAGCAGCGATGTATCGTCCGGCTGGAAAGCGGTTGTGGCTACAATTAAAAACGCCCTTGACAACATCAAGAGCGTGGTGACGACAACGTGGAGGGCTGTATTTTCTGTGATTGATTCTGCTCTGAGCGGAATCAAAAAGATCATCACTGCTGTATGGGCGGCACTGAAAAATCTGATCCAGACCGGGCAGCTTGACATCAAGAATGTGATCACTACCACATGGAACGCTGCAAAGGATGTAGTAAACACAGTTCTGAACGGTATCAAGTCCGTAGTTTCTTCCATCTGGAACACTATGCCTGACATCGTGCGCAATCCGATGAATCAGGTCAAGGATGCTGTGCTGTCTATCTGGGACAACATTAAAAACGGCATCGGAGACAGGCTCGGCAGTGTGCGGGATGCAGTGACCGGTGCTATGAATGCCGTGTATCAGGCGGTCATGGACAAGGTCAACAGCTCGTGGTCTTGGGGACGGGATCTCATGCAGAACCTCATCAATGGCCTGAACTATATGCTCGGAAATCTCATCAACACTGTTGCGGATGTGGCACGAGCGATAAGTGATTATCTGCACTTCTCGGTGCCGGACAAGGGTCCTCTTTCCGAATTCGAGAGCTGGATGCCGGACTTCATGAAGGGACTGGCACAGGGCATCAACAAGAGCAAGAAGTATGTGGAAAAGGCTGTATCCTCCGTAGCCGATGCGATGTCGCTCACAATGCAGTCGGGCTTTGATATGAAGTTTGACGGCATTTCGGGCGCAATGCTGGATGCCGGCAGCGGTGGTGTGGTCAATAACTACTACAACAACGACAACAGCCGGACAGTCAACCAGACGAATAATTCGCCTAAGTCGCTGTCACGGCTGGAGATTTATCGTCAGACGCGGAATGCGCTGAATGTGTGAATATTTGGGGCGGAATCAAACTCGCCCCATGTACTTATTATTCCCAGATATATCAAGGCACAAAATGAAATAATAATCTAAAACATATATTTTATAAATCAGTGTGCTGATTATAAAATTTCGGATAAAACCTTGAAAAGTATTTTGGAAATACTAAGGGCATAACATCATTGGCATAGTTTTTATCGTTTATCTTCTCCCCTTGTTCCTGTAGTGTACTTTCAAATTTAAAGAAAAATTCATCAAATTCTAATGTTGAATTCGGAATAATCTCTAATAATTCATGAGCAATATTTGCGTCAATGGATTTGAATGGATTGCTTATAAAATGAGTAAAAAATTCATCTAATTTCCATGGCGAATCAACATCTTCATATGAGAATGTATGCCCATCGGCAATACTTGAAAGTATAATAATATCTGTTTTATCGAAACAATCTGCCGACAAAAAACGAATAGGAGCATTAAGAGAAAAGATACCAGAATAGCCATTAGTAATGTAACCAAAATATCTTGGTATTTCACAGAGCGGAAGTGAAATGAAAAGAATATTACAAATGCCATTAGATGATTCACAGAATTTTGATTGTGCAGACTTCAAAAAACTACATACTTTATTATCATCATTCTTTTTCAGCTTAATATTGTCAATCTGATCGATCCCTTTAGTCCAGTCATTTTCAGTTGTTCTAAAAAGATTTTCAATAAGCAGTCCAGAACTTGCTGAAGGTATATTTATATCAGGTGATTTGATTTCTATATTATATGTAGCATTCTTTGTTTGAATCTGCATATCAACATCTGTTCCGCCTGCTGTAAGTTTTTTCTCAGGCGTAAAATTCAAATTTTTTTGCATAGCATTAAAGTACAAAACTATTTCACTAATTCCTTGACAATAAGTCACAGGATTATATGCCGCATTTTTTGATAACTGAAGTTTTGATAATAATGCGTTACGTTTACCTGATGTGGAATACAGGAACTCACAAGGGTACTCATTAAGTATACATAAAAAATCTTCATAGTATTTCGGATGTGTGTTGAACGGGTGATTTTTGTGAGTTTCCAAGTTCCTTTCAATTAAGTCAAGTAATATCTCCAAATTACTCATTTTGAATCTCACCTCTGTCATTATTATACATCAATCCCATAGAAAAAGCAAGGAGGTGATACCATGTTTTTCAAACTTATCCTTGAAAACGCCAACGGCGATCGTGTAGACATGACCGCTACGGCAAACCAGTATATGACCTCAAAGATCGAGGGGCTTTCCCCGCCACCCGGCACGATCAGCACCTCCAGCTATGCGGGCATGGACGGAAGCTACCTGAACAATGCCTTCATTGAGAAGCGGAATGTTGTCATTTCCTTCGAGATGCGAGGAATCGGTGTTGAAAAGCGACGCCATCAGCTTTATAAGGTGGTGAAACCGAGCCGCTTTATCAAGGTTTACTACAAGACCGCAGGCATCGATGTTTTCACAACTGGTTATGTCGAGACCTGTGAAGTATCCAACTTTGAGCAGCTTGTTACTGGACAGATTTCTATTCTGTGTCCTGACATCTACTGGTATTCCACGACCTCGGTCAGGGCGTATTACTCGCAGATCACAGGAGCCTTCACATTCCCGTTCCCAACGGAAAGCAACCCGGAGCCCTTCGTTCTCGGCAAATACAACACCAACAATGTCATGGAGATCATCAATGACGGTGATGAAACAGGCTTCACGCTCGAAATCGAAGCCCTCGAAGATGTCCGTTCGCCTACGCTGTACAATGCGGATACAGATGAATATTTACAGATCACAGGCGATCTGCAAGCCAGAGACATTGTGACGATCACCACCAAAACAGGCAATAAGACTGTGACACTCGACAGGGGTGGTGTCAAGACGAATATCATCAACCGCCTTGTTTCCAGCTCGACATGGCTGACGCTGCGTGAGGGCAAGAACCGCTTTTATCTGCGCGGCACGGGGCTTACAAAACTGCGAGTGAAGATCATTCACACAAATGCGTATCTGGGGGTATAACGATGCAGATTGAAGTTTACAAGATGACAGCAGAGGACGATGCTCTCACGATCACGCTGGAAGCCATCTGCGACACCTTTTCAAGTCTGCTGTGGGATATTGAATACTACAAGTGCGGCAGCTTTGAGGTGTATATCGCCGCCAATCCGCAGAACGTGGACATCTTCCAGCCCGGACGCATTGTCGGCAGAGATGATGACAACCAGCATTTCGGCATCATTGAATCTGTGCAGATCAATACCGATGTGGAGAACGGCGACTACCTGACAGTTAAGGGCAGATTCCTCATGTGCCTGTTGGAACGGCGTATCATTCATCCGACCTACAATGTGACCGCAGAAAAGGCATATTCTGAGATTGTCCGAGAGGTCGTCACGCAGAACACGCTGCTGAATGACAGCCGGAAGATTCCCGGCTTATCGCTCGGCACAGTATCCGGCACCTGCTGGGAGCAGACAACCACGCTGCAAATTTCCTATGCCAATCTGATGAAATGGATATACACCATCTGTGAGAAGATCGGCGGCACGGCGAATATCCGGCTTGTGAAGGATACCGGTGAGCAGTACCGCATGGTATTCGATCTGGCACAGGGAGAGGACAGAAGTCTGATGCAGGAGGACAACCCTCACATCATTTTCTCGGACGCATACAGCAATCTGCTGTCATTTTCCTATGCTTCTGACAGTAGTATTCAGCGCAATTTCGCATATATCTTCGGTCAGGGCAAAGGGGAGGAGCGAAAGCGTACCACATATTGTGTTGGTGCAGAGCCGACATATCTTGACCGATATGAGCTGTATGTAGATGCGGATGATATTTCCGAAACAGAACAGGTCGAGGGTGAGACTGTACCGATCCCGGAGGAGCAGTATATCGAGCTGCTGAAAACAAGAGGCTCGGAACGGCTGGAATCTCCCAAGACGGCATCGGAGTCCGAGATTGCAGCAAACAGTACGCAGTATGTTCATAACCGTGATTATTATGTCGGTGATTATGTGACTGTGGAGCATAAACGGTTCGGCATGATACAGCCCTGCATTCAGCTCATCGGTATGATAGAGGCTTTCGACCAGAACGGGCGCAGTCTAACGCCCACATTCAAAGAGGGGTGATTTTATGGCTTTTCACAGCGGATTTTTCAATTCAAAGAACCTTGACCGCACCTACACAGCGGAGAATTTCAATGATTATCTGTCCAGTATCATTTGCAACGGCATTCAGGATAACTACGGCGACTGCTTCAAGCTGACAGCCGGGCATCGTTGATTAAGTGTGTCTGTCGGTAGGGGCAAGGCATGGATCAACGGACACTACTTCATCAACGATGCCCGCTATTCTATCGATCTGTCCGAGTATATGGACGAGTCGCTTCCGAGATATGTGGGTCTCGCCATCTATCTGGATACCACAGAAGCTGTCCGCAGCGTGACGTTGAAGCTCTTTCCCGGCACTCCGGCAGAAAACCCGCAGCTTCCGTCCATTCCACAGGATGAAAATCACGTGCGGCTACTCATGTATGCGGTACGCCTGAATCCCGGTGCTACAAGTCTGACCGAGCGTGACTGGTACGACTACCGCGAGGACAGGAATGTCTGCGGTTACTGCCGTTGTATCCTCGGCAAGTGCAGAGTAACGGAGATGCTGGCACAGCTCGCACAGATCGAGGCGGACATTTCAGAATATAACGAGACTGTTCAGGCACTGACCACACAGGTTGAAACCTTGCAGACCGAGGTCGATGATATCATCGGTGGCATTGTGGAGATCGGCACCTGCGGCGAGAATATCCATTATGTTCTTTATGAAAACGGAAAGCTCCTGCTTCACGGTACAGGCGAGACCTACGATTATGAGATCGGCAGATCGCCGTTCTGGGAACGAGAGGATATCCGTTCGCTTGTGATCGGCGAGGGCATCACAGCAATTGGTACCAGTGTGTTCGAGCGATGCTACAATATGGCAACGGCCACATTCCCCAGTACACTGATAACCATCAAAGCACGTGCATTCTTTATGTACACGCAGGGTGGTCTTACCTCCCTGACGATTCCTCCGACTATTACAACAATTGGTGAGAAGGCGTTTGTTGATCAGGCATTGACTTCTATCATCATGCCTGCAACGCTCACTACGCTCGGCACCTATATTTTTGACGGCAGTGACACGTTGACAACTGCAAGAGTAGAATGTTCCGAAGTGCCGGGATTCTGTTTCGTATGGTGTTCAAACCTGCGTAACCTTACCCTCAGCCATAATGTGACGAAAATCGGCTCTCACTGGATCAACTACTGCAACAGCCTTACTCAGCTTACCTATGAGGGAAGCCTTGATGAATGGGCTGCCGTTGTAAAGGGCGGCAACTGGGACGGCAGAGGCGGTCAGGTTGATGGCACACTCAAAAAGGTCATCTGCCTTGACGGATATATGCAGTATGATACAGAAACGAAGGAATGGACGGAGGTGCGTGAATAATGTGGAAATTCCTTGTGAAAAACCAGAGCATTGAGATTCTGGAGCGAGAGGTTCTCGCAGATCATCAAATTCAGTATGTGCAGTTCAAGTTCACATTTGACGGTGACTGGAAACGGTATCATAAAACCGTGCAGTTCAGCCAGTGTGATGAGGTGTATTCCGTTGTTCTGGGAACAGATGGCACAAGCTGTTATCTGCCTGCGGAGCTTCATGTGGGCGCGGTGAAAATGGGCATATACGGCTACGATACCGCATCGGATACCACTGTCAGAGCGACAACTGTTCCGGTAACGCTGAATATCCGAGAATCCGGCTTTGAGGGTGAAGAACCTCCGATTCCGCCGACGCCCGATCTGTATACACAGCTTCTGAAACGCATCGAGGATGCCGAGCATGGACTGGACGGAAAATCTGCCTACCAGATCGCAGTGGATCACGGCTATATCGGTACTGAGGAGGAATGGCTGGCAAGTCTGCATGGCAAGGACGGCATTACTCCGGATATGTCCGAGTATCCCAAGACAACAGAAGTGCAGACGATTGTTGAACAGCAGATCACTCTGGTGGCAGAGGAAGCCCATACACATGACAACAAGGCTACACTGGACAGCCTGACACCGGAGCTTTTCGCAGAGCTGTATGAGCTGCAGCAGTTTGAGGACAAGACTGTTTATGATATCCAGACAGTCAATGAGGAAATTCTTAATTTGCAGCAGTACAAGCATAACCATAACAATCAGGCTGTGCTTGACCGCATTACCAAGGCAATGATCTCTGCAATGGAGGAGTACGGTCCTTTCGAGGACTGGACAAGAGAGCAGATCCACACGCTCTTTGAATCCGTCAATAACTTCTCCAATACCGCACACACGCATGAGAACAAGGCTGTTCTGGATTCTATCACAGAGCAGTATATGCAAGATCTGACGGCATTTCAGGCATCCACAGCAAACGCTCTGCATGGGCTGTCTACCGGACTGAGTGAGGTATCCGCACAGGCGCATTCTCATGCGAATAAGGCGATTCTGGATTCTATCACACAGGAAATGCTCGATGACATTGCATCCATCTCGACTGTGATCGGGCAGGCGCACTGGCATCATAATCTCACAACGCTCAACGGTATCACAGATTCCAGCGTTTCCCGCTGGAATGAAGCATACACCGCCGCAATGAACCTGAACGAGCGCGTGGGTGTCAACGAGGGTGTGTTCGAGCGTTTCAAGACGGAAATTCTCTATGATATGCAGGGCGCAAAGACCTCTATCACGGATATCAATACAAAACTCGCTGCTGTCGAGGAAGCTCTTGCAGGTGTAGAGACAGCTTTAGCGGCTATCGTGGAGGTGACAGTATGAGCATTGCAAATTATCTGACAGCTCTCGATGAGCAGAGAGACGCTTTAGCCCGAAATCTGACCACAATGGGTGTATCCGCTTCGGAAACTGAAAAGCTGAATACGCTTGTTCCGAAAGTGCTGCAGATTCCGCAAACAAAGCCGGATGTTACACTGTTCAAAGCATCTATCGACACGCTCCACGACTTCGGAGAAAAGCTGTACACCTTCTATAATGACGGCTATCGTTCCCTTGCGGGCTTTGCGGAATCCTATCCGAATTTCTGCTCAGAGGAGAACGGTTATGCGCTGTACTACAATCAGCCGGACTTCAACTGGGGCGCAACCATTTATACGCAATGTGTCACACCTGTTGCACTCACGCCCTCAATGTCCATCCTGTTCAGCTATCGCTCCGGTGCTGCGGATGTGGGTGAAATGTGGCTTGTTCCGAAAAATGTGGGTAATCTGTCTCCGGCAGAGACCGCAAGGTATATCCACGAAACCATCATGGCAGGACAGACTGTCTCTATTCCGTTCAACTGGCTGCAAACGGGTGATAACTACACCACTGCTCTGCTCGACTGCGGAAACATAACAGCTGGTGACTATTACCTTGCGTGGAAAGCAGTCAGCGATAATACACATCCGTATATCCGCACCATTAAAATTCTGGAGGAAACATCATGAAAGAAAATATCTGTACTGCCGCCGGAGTGATCGGCGGCTTTTTTGCGGCACTGCTCGGCGGCTGGGATTCTGCTCTCATCACGCTTGTGCTGTTCATGGCAATTGACTTCACCACAGGTCTGATTGCCGCATCTATGGGCAAATCCAAACACAGCAAGACCGGCAAGCTCAGTTCAAAAGCAGGCTGGGTAGGACTTGCAAAGAAGTTCTGCATTCTGCTCATGGTTGTGGTCGCCGTCCGCATGGATATTCTCATCGGTACGACCTACATCCGCGATGCGACCTGCATCGGATTCTGCGTCAATGAGCTGCTCTCAATTATTGAAAATACGTCTTTAATGGGCATCCCGTATCCACCTGCAATCAAGAAGGCTATTGAGGTTCTTCAGAAACGTGCATCGCATATTGATGATGAAATTCAGGAAATGATCGATAACATGGAGGATGATAAGAAATGAGTAAGACCTACGATTTCAATGATACCACACAGCTTTCTCCGCACTTCAATATCTCAGAGTTCCGCTGCAAGTGCGGCAAGGAGCATGAGACTCTGAACAGCCAGGAACTGGTCGAGAAGCTCGAAAAGCTGTTCACAGCTCTCAACTGCTCCAAGATCATCGTGACAAGCGGTTATCGCTGTGAGCAGCATGACAAGAATGTCGGAGGTTCAGGCTCCGGGCAGCATACACTCGGTAAGGCAGCGGATATCTGCTGCTTCGGTCAAGACGGGCGGCCAATCAGCTCGAAGGTGGTCTGCTGTAAGGCACAGGATATCGGATTCACAGGCATTGCAAACATCACCGCTGCCTATCAGTACACGCATGTCGATGTTCGCACCGGAAAGAAATGGTACGGCGATGAAGTCCACGGCAACAGCACTGTGACCGATGATTTCTACAAGTATTTCGGAGGCGAGGATATGAAGGGTATTGATGTGAGTGTTCACAACGGCAATATCGACTGGAACAAAGTCAAGGCTGACGACATCGAGTTTGCGATACTGCGTGCGGGCTTCGGCAGACTGGAAAAGCAGAAGGATGAGAAGTTCGAGCAGAATTATGCTGAAGCAAAGGCGGCAGGAATCCCCGTGGGTGCCTATTGGTACTCCTATGCGATGAGTCCGGAAGAGGCAGAGCTTGAAGCCAATGTGTTCCTCAAGGTCATCAAGGGAAAGCAGTTCGAGATGCCCATATACTTCGACCTTGAGGAGAAAAAGCAGTTCGATCTCGGCAAGGAAAAAGTCTCTGCTATCATGAGAGCATTTCTTGAAAGAGTGGAGTCCGCAGGCTATTTCACTGGTCTCTACGGCTCTGCATCCCCCCTGTTTACCCACACAGCCGATGATATTAAATCCCACTACACGATCTGGCTTGCGCACTGGGTGGATAGGACCAACTACAGCGGTGCCTATGCGGTGTGGCAGTACAGCGAAAAGGGCAAGGTAGACGGTATCTCCGGAAATGTTGACCTCGATATCTGCTATAAGGATTTCCCGACCATCATCAAGGGCAAGGGGCTGAACGGCTGGGGCAAGGCGGCGAATCCCACGCCTGTACCTGATCCTGAGCCGACCGCAGACAGCAAGACCGCTACTGTGACCGTGCAGATCGGCAACGAGACCTACAAGGGTACGATTGTAAAGGCGTGATTATCTTCTCACGGGCAGAGGATGTTCTCTGCCCGTTCTTTTCATATGTATCAGCAAGTCAGGAGGTATGCTATGACAGATTTACAGAAAGAAAAAATCACAGAACTGCGGAAAAACGGAGAGTCTATTTCTTCAATTGCAGAAAAGATGAATCTGTCTGTCAATTCGGTGAAATCGTTTTGCAGAAGAAAAGATGTTTCACCTATGAAAGACGGCTGTAAACGATGCGGTCAGCCTCTTGTCAACACACCCGGACACCGGCAGAAAACGTTTTGTTCTGCTTCCTGCCGTCAGAAGTATTGGCGGGAAAACAGCAACCTTATAAAGCATATTTCGTTTGTGTCGCTCATTTGTCCCGCCTGCGGAAAGACTTTCTCCGACTACAAGGGACACCACAGAAAATATTGCTCACACGCTTGCTATATCGGCCATCGCTACGGAGGTGCAGCAAATGGAACAGAATGATTTTAAGTATCATGTCACAATGAGTCTTGTGCGAAAAATGGCGAAACAAGGCTTGCTGACCGCTGATGAATACGCCGTAATTGATACAAAGATGAGGGAGAAATACCGCCCTAAAATCGGCACAATATTTGTCAAAATACCGTTGACTGAACCGAAATAAGGTGGTAATATGGTAGCTGATAAACGAGGAAGGAGGTCTGCTATATGGCAGAAAAAGCGCCCAAAATCACGAAAATTGAGCCTGCTATCGCAAGTCTTCCAATAAGAAAGCGGGTTGCTGCTTATGCCCGTGTTTCGATGGTAACTGACCGCCTGATGCATTCCTTGTCTGCGCAGGTCAGCTACTACAGTGATCTGATCCAAAGAAACCCCGAATGGCAATATGCAGGGGTATATGCGGACAGTGCGGTTTCCGGAACAGGTATTTCCAATCGGCAGGAGTTCAAGCGGCTAATCGCAGATTGTGATAAAGGGCTTATCGACATTGTGCTGGTAAAAAGCATCTCACGCTTCGCAAGAAATACTGTAGACCTGCTTGAAACAGTGCGCCATTTGAAGGAAATCGGAATCGAAGTGCGATTTGAAAAAGAGCATATCAGCTCCTTTTCAGACGGTGGAGAATTGATGCTTACCCTGCTTGCAAGTTTCGCACAGGAGGAGTCGCGCTCAATTTCCGAAAATTGCAAATGGGGTATCTGGAAACGATATGAAAGCGGACAGCCGAAAAACTGCATCTGCTACGGTTATCGAGTTGTTGACGGAAAGCTTGAAATCGTGCCGGATGAAGCAGAAATTATCCGGCAGATTTTTGATTGGTATCTTGCGGGTGATTCCTGCTATATCATCTGCAAGAAGCTGAATGCTTCCGGTACAAAATCCTATTACGGAAAAAAGTTCACGGGGACAGTACTGAGCTATATTCTCCGTCAGGAAAAGTATACCGGAAATATGCTCTTGCAAAAGTTTTATACTGAGAGTCATGTGTCGCACAAGGAACGCAGGAACAACGGTGAACTGCCTATGTTTTTGATTCATGATTCGCACCCTGCGATTATATCACAGGAAACATTCGATGCGGTACAGCAGGAGATCGCAAGGCGGTATGGTGTTCCCATCGTGAACGGCATTGCCGCCAAGGATACCTATATGCATCATCCGAAAGATGGGAAAAAGCCGAAGTCATCATACCCACGCAGAAAAGCATACTGGTCGGATGAACAACGTGCAAACCATGCCGAAATCTATAAGTCCAGAGAGACCTACAGGCATTTCAGGTATGATCTATCGCTTTTTATCAAATGCGAGACCTGTGGGCAAAATATGACAGCGAATACCAAATACTATGCTGACGGCACAACAGAACTGTGGTGGGAATGCTTCAAGCATCATCGTGTTTCTGCGAGCACGGAGAGACCAAAAACAATGCAGGATGCAGCACTGAAAAAGCAGATTGCCGCCGTACTTGAAATTTCTGAATTTGATGCAGAAATCATGGAACAGCGGCTGTCGCACATATCGATTCTCGGAGATATGCTGACATTCCATTTTCGTGATGGTCATACGGTCACACAGCAGTATATCCCAAGCAAGCGGCAATATCGCAGAAAGGCAGAAAAATGAGTACAGTAACAAAAATCCCTGCATCGATAAGCCGATATACCTCTGCGCCGATCAATGCACCGGTGAAAAGGCGTGTGGCTGCCTACGCAAGAGTATCGACTGACCACGAAGAACAGCTCACATCTTATGAGGCGCAGGTCAGCTACTACACCGACTACATCAAAGAACACGCAGATTGGGAATTCGTCAAGGTCTACGCCGATGAAGGTCTGAGTGGTTGCTCAACGGCAAAGAGAGAAGGCTTCAGACAAATGGTCGCAGATGCGCTGGCAGGCCGGTTGGATCTCATCATAACAAAGAGCGTGTCGAGATTCGCCCGAAATACGGTTGACAGCCTCTCAACGATCCGTGAACTGAAGGAGCATAATGTTGAGTGCTTTTTTGAGAAAGAGAATATCTGGACATTTGACGGACGCGGAGAATTGCTCATCAGCATTATGTCGAGTTTAGCGCAGGAGGAGTCACGCTCGATTTCAGAAAACGTGATCTGGGGGCAGCGAAAGCGCATGGCAGACGGAAAACCGAATGTTCCGTTTGGACGGTTTCTCGGTTATGATAAAGGCCCGGGCGGAAAACTGGTTGTGAATGAAGCCGAGGCGGAAATCGTGCGTGAAATTTACAGCCTGTTTCTGACCGGACTGACACCGCATACCATTGCGAAGAGACTCACCGAGCGGGGAATTAAAACTCCCGCCGGAAAGGACAAATGGCACAGCAGCACTGTGAAAAGTATCCTGACAAATGAAAAGTATAAGGGCGATGCACTTCTGCAAAAGACCTACACCTCCGATTTTCTGACGAAAAAAAAGAAAATCAATCACGGGGAGATCCCGATGTATTATGTGGAGGGCAGTCATGAGGGCATTGTTACCCCTGAGATATTTGAAGCGGTACAGGTTGAAATGGAGAGACGGCAGTCACAGAAAAGCCGCTATAGTGGCGTGGATATTCTTGCGGCAAAACTGGTCTGCGGCGAATGCGGATGCTTTTACAGTCCGAAAGTCTGGCATTCGAGTGACCGCTATCGGCGTGTAGTATACCAATGTGGTCATAAGTACAAGGATGCAAAACGCTGCGAAACACCACACCTGACCGCCGATGAGATCAAGACTGTTTTCATTCAGGCTGTCAACAATATGCTCCAAAACAAAGCAGAGATCATAGCGAACCTTCGGGCGAGCATTGCAGAAATTTCAGATATGACTGCACTGATGGCAGAGCACGAACACTTCAAGGAAGAGACTGCAATGCTGGCTGAAATGGTCGAAAACTGTATTCGGGAGAACGCTCGGATCGCACAGAACCAGCAGGAGTACCAACAGCGATACAATATGCTCGTTGATCGCTACGATGTTGCCAAGAGCAAGTACGAGGAGCTTGACAGGGAAATTACCGCACGGCAGGCGCGGGTGCAGGCGATGGAGAGCTTTATTGCAAACATTGACAAGCAGAACCCGCTGAACGAATTTGACGAAGACCTCTGGGGGCTGCTTGTGGAGAGTGTGACTGTGTACAGCAAGGACGACATTCGAGTGAAATTCAAGGACTGAAAATAGAAACATTAAAATCAAAGATGCATCTCTATGGCACTTTGCTATTTCAGCGGAGTGCCTTCTTTTTTTGTTTGTATGGATGAGCATTGTGCTATACATAGGGCTTTCGTTTGTTTATGCACCCCCGATTGCACCCAATGCACCCTCGATTGCACCCCTGACGCACCCAATGCACCTTTTGGAAATGCCGATTTTACGATGTTTTTGGAAGTGCCTGAAAAGCTATCGTTTGGTGATGCACCCTACTGCACCTTCGCCGTCTTTTCTATGCACCCCCGATGCACCCAATTTGATAGCTGACCGACAATCAGAATCAGCTTGTATCTACGGAAGTAGGAAGATAGATCTTATCCTGACGAAAAGTATATCACGATTTGCAAGAAACATGGCAGACTGTGTTGAAACGGTCAGACATCTCAAGGAACTTGGGGTGCGTGTATTATTTGAGAAAGAAAACCTTGATACTGATACCATGACAGGAGAATTGATACTCGGTATACTTGCAACGATCGCGCAGGAAGAGAGCATTTCTTTATCGCAGAATCAGGCATGGAGCAGAATGAAACACCTTGAACGAGGAGAAACATGGTCTCCTCCAAGATATGGCTACACATCTGACGGAAAGAATCATGGCTGGGTGATCGTTCCGAATCAGGCAGAAGTTGTCAGAATGGCCTTCTACATGGCTGCTATGTGCCACACATACTCTGAAATCAGAGATGAAATGAATCGTATGGAAAGAGAAGAAGGAAGCGAAAAAGTATGGACAAATCCTACTGTGGCATTGCTTCTGCGCAGTGAGAACTATGTGGGTGATTTCCTATCCAACAAAGAATGTACGATCATTGATAGTAACGGAAAGGAAAAAAGAGTCAAAAATAAAGGTTTTGTAGATCAGATCCTTATTGAAGGGCATCATCCGGCAATCGTAAGCCACGAGTTATTCGACATTGTTCAGGAATTGATAAAACACGGGACAATCGGAGGCGGAAGATCGGTATTCTCTGCTGAAGAAAAATATCTGATGGAAAAAAGCCAAAAGATCGCGGAAAAGGAGGTAAAATTGTGGGAAGCACAAAGATAAAGCGAATACTCAATCAGGATATTTCCGGGACCACAAAGCCGAAGCTGCGTGTATGTGCTTATTGTCGTGTTTCCTCAAAGTCTGAAGAGCAGCTTACCAGTTACGAAACACAGGTTGCAGTATATACAGAAAAGATTTCTTCGGAGCCCGACTGGGAGTTTGCAGGGATCTACGCCGACAGAGGTACTTCTGCGACAATGATGGCGAGACGTAAAGAGTTCCTCAGAATGCTTGAAGACTGTGAAAAAGGCCTTATAGATTGCGTGATCTGTAAATCACTGTCCCGATTTGCGCGTAATACGCTTGATGCACTGAATTGTATCAAAAAGCTCAGAGATCTTGGAGTACGATTAATACTTGAAAAAGAAGGAATCGATACAGATATGATCTCTTCAGAAATACTGCTTTCTGTATTTGCGGCGTTCGCCCAGGAAGAGAGCCATTCACATTCGGAGAATGTAAGATGGGGAAAACGGAAACGGCTTCAGAACGGTGAACCGCTTTTGATAAGGTGCTACGGTTACCGAAAGAATGAAGCAAACGATAATATAGAGATCGTTCCAAGAGAGGCAGAGGCCGTCAGACTGATTTTTGATTTATATGAACACGGGACATCTGTTCCTGAGATAACAAGGATACTGTATGAGAAAGGATATACGAGACCGGATGGAAAAGATAAGATTTGGGACGATTCAAGGATCCACTACATGATAGCCAATGAGAAATATGTTGGTGATATCATAGCTCAGAAATACTATGTAAAGGATTATATCACTCATCGTTCACGCCGGAATAACGGAGCACTGCCAAGTGTATATATAAAAAATCACCATGAGCCCATTATATCAAGGAAACAGTTTGAACGGTGCAATGTGATCCTTGAACTGAAGAAATCAACAACGCCGCTGCAGTATCCATTTGCAGAATTCATCCGCTGCCCCTATTGTGGACATGTTCTCCGCCACAGAAAACTGTTGATCCAGAACTGTTATACTCATTTCTGCTGTGAGGGCGAAGGAGCATGCAGAGAATTCGTAATACAGTCTCAGGAAGTAGAAAAAGCAATTCTTAAAGCCTATGAAACGCTTGATTTAGAAGAAGTGAAGCGTATCGTAAATAGCAAAAATGCTGATAGGGCAGAAAATGCAGAACTGCTCCTGCAGGTAAAAGAAAAATATCCATCATTCAGTAAAATTGATTACTGGTGGCTGGATGATCTGATTGAAAGGATAGATTTTGGCTTGCACAGCCACACGGCTTCTGAACTGAAAAAAGGTGGTATTGATGACAGAACGATTAGCATTCACTGGAAATGCGGCAGTGTGACAACATTATCTTCCGGTGTGCTGCGGGACTCACAGGATCCAAGACACAAGGCAGAATTATGGGATGCCTATCTTCTGAGGTACCCTTCACAGTTTCCGAAGCTTGTTGAAGAAGTGCGGAATAATAAATAATACTATGCGGCTTTCTGATTACAGGAGGCCGCTTTTTTCTGTATATTGACCAGTTATCCTGCTGAAACATCGGGATTATTCTCCGATTTATGATTGCGAAATGACTTGATATATCGGCTGTTTTACGCAATAATAGGATAACGCTGAGGGATAATACTCAGTTGATCCCATTCAGAAAGGGGCAAATTATGAATATTGAGAAGATCATTCTTGAGCCGCAGAATCCTGAAGAACCGGATACTGCGAAAGAGCTGAGAGTTGCAGCATACTGCCGTGTGTCTACTGACAATGATGAGCAGAGAACCAGCTTCGAGAATCAGGTCAGATCCTATACTGATATGATAGAAAGCAGACCGGGCTGGAAGCTGGCAGGAATCTATGCAGATGAAGGCATGACAGGTACCAGTGTTTCAAAGCGAAAACAATTCCGGAAAATGATCAGGGATTGTGAAGCCGGAAAAATCGATCTTATCGTAACCAAGAGTATTTCCCGCTTTGCCAGAAATACCCTTGAATGCCTGACGTTTGTCAGACACCTCAATGAGATCGGAGTACATCTTATCTTTGAAAGCAATCATATCGATACCAGAACAGCATTCTCAGAAATGCTTCTGACCGTCCTTGCAGCATTTGCACAGGAGGAAAGCCGCTCTATTTCGCTGAATACGACATGGAGTATCAGAAAACGCTATGAGGAAGGAAGATCCCGTTGGAGCAAACTGTACGGATACGAGAAGAATGAAAACGGAGAATACCAGATCGTGCCGGAACAGGCCAGGGTTGTGAAGGAAATATTCACGCTGTACGAGCACGGTGAGTCCATCGACAAGATCATGAAGCATTTACAGAGCAATCATGTTCCAACACCGGAAAACTGCGAAACGTGGTCCATGTGTACAGTGCGGTTAATGCTTCAGAATGAAAGATACTGTGGAGATATTCTCCTGCAAAAGACCATCTGCGAAAGCCATATTACACATAAGCAAATAAAGAATGATACCACTGAGGTGCCCAGTTACTATATTGAAAATCATCATCAAGCCATAATCAGCAGGAAACAATTCAATCGGTGTAAGCAGATCTTTGCATTAAGAAGAACACCTCATCCGGATATGCCCGGTAAGTATAACAATCAGTACCCGCTCGGAGACAAACTCGTGTGTCCGATCTGCGGTTCCAGACTGTTTAAGAGGAGTATCAAGATACAAAGACCCGGAAGCGGATGGAGCTGTGAGATCGGTGAACATGCCTGCCGACAGTTTATTATCCGTGCAAGCTTTGTGGATCAAGCGCTGCTCAATGCTTATCACACATTGGACAACGGCATTGTAGAGAAGAAACTTGATAGCCCAAAATTCGGCTCTGAGGCAGAAATTATGCTGAGATACAAAAGAGAATATCCCAGAATGAAAAAGGTCGATTATTGGTGGGTGGATGATCTTGTTGACCATATTGAGTTCGGAAAACACATCAGGACCACCAAGGAATTGATTGCTTTGGAAGTGAAAGGAACGCCTGATCCGGATGACAGGTCCATGAAAGTTTTCTGGAAATGCGGACTTGTGACAACGGTTCCTTCAGACGTATTTTATGATTCGGATCTTCCGGGCAGAATTGCAAAGCGCTATTATAATCAGCAGCAGAGGAAAGCTGAAAAGAAAAAGACAAGTAAAGGGAGGGATAAGAAATGAAGATTACAAGAATCCCCAGAATCAGAGATCAGCATAAGAAGCGTGTAGCGGCCTACTGTCGTGTGTCTACAACTCTTGACGAGCAGGAAGAAAGCTACGAGGCGCAGCTTTCCTATTATACAAGGCTCATACAGGCACATGATGACTGGGACTTTGCCGGAGTATACAGTGACGAGAAAAGCGGTGTCAAGGCCTCAAACCGCCCAGGATTTCAGAGACTTATCAAGGATGCGCTGAACGGCAAGGTGGACTATATCCTTGTAAAGAGCATATCCAGATTTTCACGAAATATCGTAGATTGCCAGAAATATGCCAATCTTCTGCACGGTAACGGCGTTGATATTCATTTCGATAAGGAGAATCTGGATACCGCCGAGCCTTCCTGTTCCATGATGTTTTCATTTCTATCTGCAATCGCGCAGGACGAGAGCCGCTCTATTTCGGAAAACGTCAGGTGGGGATATCGGGAACGCTTCAAGCGCGGAGAGTATAACCTCGGGAATAACCGTATCCTTGGATATGACTGTGTTGACGGCAAACTTGTACCGAATCAGGATGCGGATGCGGTTCGCATGATCTTTCAGATGTATATTGAAGGCAAGAGCATTGAGGAGATCCGACGCTTGCTGACTGATTATGGAATCAGGACGAAAAAAGGCCAGCCGCTTGCACATAATAATATCATGTATATCCTTCAGAATGAGACATATATGGGAGATAAGCTGCTGCAGAAGCAGCCTCCCAAGAATTTCCTGACGAAGAAACCAGATGAAAGAGTGCCGTATGAAAGTAATTATCTTGAAAATGATCATGAGGCCATTGTGGACAGGAAAACATGGGATACTGTACAGGAGATCATACGTCAAAAGAAAGCGGTGACGGCAGCGGTCGGAAGAATTGGCGGCAGACCACACTTCCTGTACGGAAAGCTGTTCTGCGGCGAATGCGGTGAACCGATGACAAGACGTACACTGAACGGCCCGAAGGGTATCAAGCATAAGGTATGGACCTGCAGAGGACGCCATGAGGGACGGAAAGGAAATGGCTGCAAATGCAGGAATATGAAAGAAAACGAGTTAATTGCCGCCATTTCAGAAAGAATAGGCGAAGAACTTACAGAAGAAAATGCGTCAATGCTCAAAAAGGTGCTTATTGAAATGGAGGATATATCGATAGAATACGCCGATAATATAGTATAAAGTCGATAACGGAAGATACGTGCTGTAATTTATTTACGCTTACGACCTTGATGATTTCTCTGAATGCAATCTGGATGTATATCATTACGAGGAAAGTCATAGAGAAAAAAGCGGTCTTTACCAATGCATGAGTCTATTGATCGTTGCATTAATGGATCTCGGATTGATTGAATTATTACCGTAAGATCTCTATCACCTCGGCGATAGGAACCCGAATAACTATCTGCTGCGCCCACTGAGCAACTGTCGAAAAAACCGGCAGCCGCTTAGTGGACCTTTTTGTTATCACTAGCAACACTTAAAGCACAATACATAAACCGATGATGCTATGTGATTTCATATTTGGTGACATTTGTATTGACTTTTGCCGAAACATCTGCTATAATAATATCATCATATTTGAAATTGCCAGTGTTGCTAGTGGTAACACTGTGTGTAGGAGGTACTTATGAAGCACTTATCTTCAAAACTGCTTGCTGAGACTGTTATAAGCAGAAGAAAGGCAATCAAGATGTCGCAGCTTACCCTGTCTAAAAAAACAGGCATCAATCGTTCGATCATCTCTAGACTGGAAAGTGAAGACTATACGCCCTCTGTGGATCAGCTGCTCGCTCTTGCAGAGGTCCTTGAATTCGATCACAGAGATGTATTCGTAGACGATACTGCTTCGAAGGTTACTCCTGTAGAGCGCAAGAAGATTGCTGTGGCAGGTACCGGCTATGTGGGACTGTCTCTCGCAGTTCTGCTTTCTCAGCACAACGATGTGACCGCTGTGGACATCATTCCCGAGAAGGTTGAGAAGCTTAACAACTGGCAGTCTCCGATTCAGGATGACTTCATCGAGCAGTACCTTGCAGAGCATGAAGAGCGTCAGCTTTCCCTCAAAGCTACAACCGACGGCGAATCTGCCTACAAGGATGCGGATTTCATCATCGTTGCTGCACCCACGAACTATGATCCCAAGACCAACTTCTTTGACTGCTCCGCTGTTGAAGCAGTGCTTTCCCTCATTAAGACAGTAACAGGCAAAAAGAAGAATAAGCCCACCATTGTCATCAAATCCACGATCCCTGTCGGCTACACAGCACAGGTTCGTGAAAAGCTGGGCATGGACAATATCATTTTCAGCCCTGAGTTTCTTCGTGAATCCAAGGCGCTTTATGACAACCTCTATCCGAGCCGTATCATCGTTGGCTCCGATGAAGCGAACATGAAGGCTGCTGAGGAGTTTGCAGCACTTTTACAGCACGGTGCGATCAAGCCGAATATTGATATTCTTTTTATGGCAACCACAGAGGCTGAGGCAGTGAAGCTGTTCGCAAATACATATCTTGCGCTTCGTGTCAGCTACTTCAACGAACTGGATACCTATGCAGAGGTCAAGGGGCTGAATACTGCAAATATCATCAGAGGTATCTGTCTTGATCCCCGTGTTGGCGACTACTACAACAACCCGTCCTTCGGTTACGGCGGTTACTGTCTGCCCAAGGATACAAAGCAGCTGCTTGCAAACTATCAGAATGTTCCTCAGAATATGATGACTGCTATCGTCGAGTCTAACCGCACCCGTAAGGACTTCATTGCTGACCGAATCATGGAGATTGCCGGCACTTATGGCAACAGTGCAGACTATTCCGCTGAACAGGAGATGAAGCAAAAGGAGATCGTTGTGGGTGTGTATCGCCTGACAATGAAATCCAACTCAGACAACTTCCGTCAAAGCTCCATTCAGGGCGTCATGAAGCGTATCAAAGCAAAGGGTGCTACAGTTATCATTTATGAGCCGACCCTTGAAAACGGCAGCACCTTCTTCGGTTCTCTCGTTGTGAATGATCTGAAGAAGTTCAAGAAGAAGTGCGGCTGCATCGTGGCGAACCGCTATGACACCGTGCTTGATGATGTTGCAGAGAAGGTCTATACAAGAGATCTGTTCCGGAGGGATTAAGATATGAGCAAAGAAAGAATTGACTTAAACGGCAAGACGATACTTGTGACCGGTTCTCCCGGATTTATCGGTGCAAATCTTGTGCTGAGACTGATGAAAGAAATGTCATCCGGCACAGTGGTCTCCCTTGACAATATGAATGACTACTATGACCCGGCACTGAAGGAATATCGTCTTTCACTGATCGAAAAGGCGACTGATACTTCGCCGGTCAAGCATATATTCGTCAAGGGTTCAATCGCAGACAAGGCACTGATTGACAAGCTGTTTGCTGAGTATCACTTTGATGTAGTGGTCAACTTAGCAGCACAGGCAGGTGTTCGTTATTCCATCGACCACCCGGATGTGTACATTGAAAGCAATATCATTGGTTTCTACAATATCCTTGAAGCCTGCCGCCATAATCCGGTGGAGCATCTGGTGTATGCGTCCAGCTCTTCTGTCTACGGTGGCAACAAGAAGGTTCCGTTTTCAGTAGATGATAAGGTTGACAATCCTGTGAGCCTTTATGCTGCGACTAAGAAAAGCAATGAACTGCTTGCACACAGCTATTCCAAGCTCTACAACATCCCGTCCACAGGCCTGCGTTTCTTCACAGTATACGGCCCTGCCGGCAGACCTGATATGTTCTACTTCTCAGCTACGAACACATTAGCCAAGGACGGAACGATCAAGATCTTCAACTACGGCAACTGCAAGCGTGATTTCACCTACGTTGACGATATCGTTGAGGGCGTGTACAGAGTCATGCAGGGAGCGCCGGAGAAACAGAACGGCGAGGACGGACTGCCGCTTCCGCCTTATGCAGTGTATAACATCGGCGGCGGTACTCCTGAGAACCTGCTGGACTATATCAGCACATTACAGGAAGAGCTTGTGAACGCAGGTGTGCTTCCTGCTGATTATGACTTTGAAGGTCATCGTGAACTGGTCGGGATGCAGCCCGGAGATGTACCTGTGACCTATGCGGACAGCAAGGCTCTGGAGGATGACTACGGTTTCAGACCGACGATCAGCATCCGTGAAGGACTGAGAAAGTTCGCTCAGTGGTACGCTGAATATTATAAATAAACATAATGCCCACTTACTACGGCTTCAAATGGCATAGATAATTTGCCGGTTGAACGCATAGTTTGTGGGCATCGTTTTTGTAATGCTATTACAAACTTTTCTGCCACCTCTTGCAATGTAAATTTTTTTGTAGTAAGCTGATAAGCAAAAGAAACCCACGTAGGAGGTACATAAAATGAAACATCCATTTTACTCTGTGAGCATTGATGACATTCCTTTCGGAGATCGTATTATCGCAATTCTGCTCCGCACATATCTTGTCAGATGTAAGGATGCCGAGCAAAAACTGGCTGCTGTGCTCAGCGAAGGTATTGTGCTGAAGCTTCCGAGTCCTGCCCAAGATCAGGATGCGATTCCGCTGAAGACAGTGCTTGAAGGTGAACACCTTGCAAAACTGATCGATGAAGCGGTTGCATTTGTGAAAGCAGATCAAACCGATCATTCAGATTCCGATATAGGAGATATCTTTGCATCCGCCAAGGAAATGCTGGATAATATCTCCGGCAAATCGGTTGTGATGAATATGAGCGTTGAACTGGCTGAATACATCACCAAACTGTACTATGCGCTGAAAGCCGGCGAATAAAAATATAAGAGAAATACTGCCCGCGTAGAGAGCAGAAGCACCCAAGACCTGATCCGGATGCTCTGCTGCCTATGCGGGCAGTATTTTTGTTTTAGATTCCGTGCTCCTGAAGGAGCTTTTTCATGTGTCTGAGCATATCCATGAGGATAGCTTTTTCTGCGGGAGTGCAGTCTGTCAAGAGGTCGATGACTTCTTCCTTGAATGTCGTGCTCGAGGTCGTCAGATGATCGGCAAGAAGATCATTGACGGTGACGTCAAGTGCATTGGCAAGTGCGATAAGTACATCAACGCTTACCTTACGCTCGCCATGCTCAACGTAATTGAGATGTCTCCATGAGATGCCTGCGTTGAAGGCGAGTTCTTCTTGCGAGAGGCTTTTTTCTTCTCTGTACTTCCTGATGCGTGTTCCGATCAGGACGTAGTCTAAGTCCATGATTCAAATCAGCCTTTCTATGTTGCCCGCATCGGCAGTATCTATATTACCACCAGTTCGAGCACATAGCAAGTCGATTTGAAAGGTTTTAAGATGGTGGTCATTTCCCCTCCAGCTATAGCACCATCTTACTCGTTTTTATGAACGGATAGTTCATAGAATAGCGGATAATTATGAACTACCCGTTCATGGTAAGATATCCCTGCATCATGTATAATAGAAGATGAAATAGTGATGCCGGAAGGAAGTGTGAGAAACCGTGGAATCAAAGCTCTTAACGCTGTACAGCGATGTGACCGCTATGCCGGTCAACTGGCTGTGGCAGCCATACATAGCAATCGGGAAGATCACACTTCTTCAAGGTGACCCCGGCAGCGGAAAGTCAAGCATGATGATGAATCTGATTGCCGAACTGTCAAAAGGCGGATCAGCGCCTGATGGCAGAGCTTTCGGTATTCCACAGAGAGTCATCTATCAGTGTTCGGAGGATGGAGCGAAGGATACGATCAAGCCAAGGTTGCTGGCCGCAGGAGCTGATTGCAGTAACATCGCTTTTATCGATGAAGAGGTCTACAGCGGTCTGACTCTGGATGACGAGCGTATCAGAGAGGCTATCACTGAATGGAGACCGCGGCTTCTGGTCATTGATCCCATACAGTCATACATCGGGAATGATTCTGACCTTCAGATAGCGGGGAAAGCAAGAAAGCTGATGCGCCGCATCGGTATGTGGGCATCTACATATAACTGCGCCGTGGTCCTGATCGGACACTTCAGCAAAAAGGAAGGCGCAAAAGACCTGTATCGAGGACTTGGCAGCATTGATGTTGTCGCCGCCGCCCGCAGCGTGATTCAGGTTGAGAAAAGCCCCGAGGACGAAGATGTCCGTATCGTAAAGCAAGTCAAGAACAGCCTTGATTCCAAAGGCGCCGATCTTTCATTTGAGATTCGCCCTTCCACCGGATTCCGTTGGCTCGGAGTAGCTTCTGAGCAGTCAAGTGCAAGCATCATAGGCGTAGAGCCTGTGTATGAGGCGTTTCCGAAGAACAAGCACGAGCTTGCAGCAATTCTCATCAAGAAAGCGTTGGAGAAGGGTGCCGTAGAATCTATGGAGATCAGGCGCATCATGGCTGAACATCGTATAGGCGATAAAACAATGAACGAGGTCAAAACAGAGCTTGGTATCAAGCCGTATAAGAAAATGCGGACATGGTACTGGGTACTTCCGGGAGCAGAAAGGTAAAGGGTAAAAACGGTGAAGGCGTCAAAGCGCAGAATCAGAAATTCTGAACATAAAGGCGAGATCAGGGAAAAATACAAGGGAATCGATTCTTCTGAGATTGAAGTCATCCCTGCAAATGAAGAAAGCGATCTTGATATAGAGAACAGAAAGATGAAGGTCGCTGCCTATGTCCGTGTTTCCACACAGAATGACGAGCAGACTTCCTCGTTTGAATTACAGGTCAATGATTTCACAAAGCGTATCAATGAGAATCCGAACTGGGAGTTTGCCGGCATCTACAGTGATGAAGGTATTTCCGGAACAGAACTGTCTCACCGTGCAGGTATGCTGTCTCTGATTGAGGATGCGAAAGCAGGAAAAGTCCAGCTTATCCTTGTAAAATCCATCGCCCGTTTCGCCAGAAATGTTGTGGACTGCCTCTCTATCGTTCAGGAGTTGAAAAACTACGGTGTTGGCGTGCGCTTTGATGAAAACAATCTCTGCACACTGGGCGCAGAAGGCACTATGCTTCTGACTATCCTCGCTACTGTTGCCGAGGAGGAGTCACGCTCCAAGTCCTTCATCATGAACTGGTCTGTCCAGCGCCGTTTCCAGAACGGAATCTTCCTGACTCCGGAGCTTCTGGGCTATGACAACGACGAGGACGGCGGACTGGTAATAAATGAGTCCGAGGCGGAGACAGTCAAGGTCATCTACTATCTGTATGTGAACGGATGGTCAAGTAAGGAAATTGCCGATCTTCTGACGGATTATCAGCGTGAGACCAAGCTTGGCAATACCGAGTGGAAATCTTCATGGATAACCAGAATTATAGACAACGAGCGCCATTGCGGCGACGTTCTTGCTCATAAGACTTACACGCCTGACTTCAAAACGCATAAAGCAGTAAAGAATGACGGCAAGCTCCCGAAATATAGAAAGCGTGATCATCACGATGCCATTATCAGCCGTGAAGTATTCAATGCCGCCCAGCTTATCCGTTCATCTGCATTTTACAAAAGAAAAAAGCATGCTCTGCCCGTGCTGAGCGTTGTGGAGGACGGTGCGCTCAAAGGATATGTTCCGATCGACCGAAACTGGGAGGGCTTTTCTCCCGAGGACTATCAGAAGGCCTGTGAAAGTGTTCAGACCGCTATTGAAAAGGAAGAATATGTCCAGTCAGGTCTTAAGCTGAATCTGAACGGATATCAGCGTGTCAGTTCACATTTCTTTCCGTCTTCTGATGATCTGTCTCTGACGATATCAGGCGGAAAGATGCGCTTTAGTACTGCGTGTTTAAAGAAATTTGAGGATGTGGAGTACGTTGAACTGCTTATCAACACTGTGAATAACTGCATCGCGATCCGCCCTTGTGAGAGCGATAATCCGAATGCAATCCACTGGGGAAGGTTGAAAGAAGATAAGTGGATCGTGAACAGCATGAGCTGCCGTGGGCTGGCAAAGGTCATATTCAGCCTGATGTCGTGGGAGGATGACGGCAAGTACAGATTTAAAGGAGAATTCCGCAGCAACGGCTCTGATAAGCTCCTTTTATTTGAACTGGACGAACCCGTAGTATCGAAAACTGTAGAGCAGGTCATCGTCCCGGAAAAAGATGATGAGGAGCAGATCGTGGTTCAGGAAACAGTGAGAGTCTATCCGCCGTCATGGGGCGCAGGTTTCGGAACTCCGATCGTATCGCTTGCACGAGGACATCTGCTGTCACAGCAGCACTACAGTGGTGACTGGGATGTTCTCAGACCGGCAAAGGTTATAGAAGAAATGAATGCACTATCTTCAGAAACTCTTGCAGAGCTGATGAAAGAAGCCGAAACAATTATGGAAGGATGGAACTTAGGATATGACCGAGCAGATGATGCCGACGAGTGAAGAAATGGCGCTCGAAGAACTGACTACCGAAAAGGAACTCCGAAGAAGAGAGCTGGAACAGGCTTTCGGAAGTTATAACTTTGTGGTTGTCCGCAAGGAACTGTTTGCACACCTTCGTGATCCGGCTGTTACGATCAGAAAAGGCAGTATCACGTTCAATACCGCCTGCATCAACGGTCTGGAAGATGTGGTCTTTGTACAGCTGCTGCTTTGCGAGGACGAGAAAAAGTTTGCGGTCAAGGGCTGTCAGGAGAACGACAAGGATGCTCTACGCTGGTGCATAGCCAAGCCGGATAAGCGTAAAAGCCGTAAGATGACCTGCCCCGATTTTACGGATAAGCTGTATGAACTCATGCATTGGGATTCTAAGTGCCGTTATAAGATACTGGGCTATAAGATCGAGTTTGAGGGCGAGACCTATTATGTTTTCGACCTGATCGTGAAGGAGACATTCCGTGAAAAGCCCAAGAAGGGCGAAGTGATCGACGAGACCGTGGACTACAAGAAGGGATACTACTCCGAGGATATTGCCGGAACATTCGGAGTCCCTGTGGAAGAGCATAAAAAGCAGACACAGGTCACAGTCGAGAACGGGTATATCAACGTAGCTATGCTCACAGGCGACAAGAAACCTGTGGAGATCGAGCAGGTCGGGCAGCAGCTGACTCTTGAGGATAATTCTGCCACTGCGAATTCTACGGGCGTAGTATACCCTGACGTAGAAGAGGAGGTGTCAGATGGAGAACCTATCATGGGAGAATGCTGATCTTGGAATCAGCTTCTCGGTTGCATATGGACGGATCACTGTATTCAAGACAACTCTGAAAGCTATTGGCTTACCGCAGTATTTCAGATTTCTGTTAGATCCGGAGAATGGAAAGCTGGCTGTTGAGAAATGCAGCTATCAGTCAAGCGGAGCTCATCAGCTGCCGGAGGATACTTCCCACGATGGTTATGAGCTTAAAAGCATGGATATGGTACGTTTTATATATCAGACCTGCGGCTGGGATATAAAGTCCACATACCGTATACGCGGCATAGCTGTGCCTGACCGAGATTTGGTCGTATTCGACCTTACAACGGCGTATCGTGTGCAGGAAGGACATCTGGTAGGCTGAACTGTAGATATCAGCTGTATTATACCAGATATCGCGGTTTATTGCAATAAGTGCCGAACGATACTTTCATCACATCAAGATGCGGAAGATCCGTGAGGCCGATACATAAAAGTAAACAATGAAGCAGCCCACTGGGTATGTTTCCAAATTACGCAACATTTCGTAAGACGGAGACATACCTGGTGGGCTGTTTTTCATTTATCCCTCTGATAAGGGGATATTCTGCCAGAATGAACATTTCAAAAATAGAACTTTATCCCTCGCTCGGAACTATCCAAAAATACCGGATTTTAAGAAAATGGCGTAAAATCGGGATTTTCATTCTCCGCCGATTGCGCAATCCCTACTGACAAACTTGGAACCTCTTATTTATAAAAGGTGAAAACATGGCAAAAACGGCGTAAAATCGAGGAAAATGCACATTAAAACCCATCATTGTTTCGTTACATTTTCGGGGTAATATCATTGCATTATCAGGTATGAACACTTCCGACACATCGGCGGAGAATTTACCTTTTGAGCTGAAGAAGGTCATTAGTATGTAAATTGTTGGTAGTATGTACATAAGAAGTATTGATGTATAAAAGTTGGCGGGTTGATATAAACTTCTAAATTTATTAGAGGTTGATATGAGCTTGCTTATAAACACAGTGTGTTAGGTGCACACGGTTGGTTATTATATATAGTATTTCCGAGACCGGAGTATTACCTGGTCTCTAAAAGTCGTAGTATTGATCCAGCTTGACACTTTTATAATCTTTTTAGGGGGCGTGTTTATGAAGAACTTACTTATCATAGGTGCCGGACAATATGGTATGGTCGCCAAGGAAATCGCAGAATCGATGAAGTGCTTTGAGAAAATCGACTTTGTCGATGATGTTTATCCGTCTGCCGTCGGAAAGATCTGTGATATTAATAAGTTGATTCATGAATACGATTCGGCGGTTGTTGCGATTGGAAATACGGAGCTCCGCCTGAATCTGATAAAAGGATTATGTGAGATTGGTTATGAAGTACCGACACTCATTCATGAAAAAGCATATGTTAGTCCGTCGGCATAAATCGGCATAGGTTGCTTCATAGAGCCTATGGTTGTTGTTCATACCGCAGTGACCGTTGAAACAGGATGCATACTCTCCGCCGGAGTGATCTTAAACCACAACAGTGTTGTTCACGAAGGCTGCCACATCGGTGAGGATACTGTGGACACCACAACAGCAGATAAACCGCAAGACACGCTGAAAAAGAAACAGGCGAAACAGTCGAAGCCATCTAAGAAATAGCTACACCCTATCTTGACAGATGTCGGATTTTCTGATATACTGTAGATATGAAATGAATACCGGCTACAACAAGCCCCCTTGGAATCTGCGAAATGTATGTAGCTGGTTCTGGGGGCTGTTTTTGCTTGTGTGGGGTTGTTAATATTTGAAAAATCGGCAATTTTCGATGTAGTATAAATTCAATGAAAGCATGGTGCAATAATTATGGACAATAAAGAAGAAGCTAGAATAAAGTTCATTATTAACTCTTCTCCATTTGAATATCATGGTGAAGGAAGCAGTAAATATAGAGCGTGTGTTGGCATTAATGGAGGTTACGATCAGTCAACGATTTATGATGGGTTTAAAGAAGCAGTGGCATTGATGCTAAAAGGGATAGACTCTGGAGAAACATTTTCAGATACCATTGTTTATCCAACTTTATATTGTGTAAGGCATTGCATTGAATTGTTCCTAAAAAGTCTATTAAGTAGCGTTATATATCTTACTGCTATCAAGCGAAATCCAGATAAGTACAGATTGGTCAGAAAAAAACAAATTGAGCTAAGTGAATTACAAGATGAATTACCAATAGAAGGATTAAGCGATTCGTCGTCACTAATTAACGAGGAACTCCTGCAAAAGATTGAAGTAATTAAGAATGAATTAAGTTATTTATGGGACGAATTGTATGATAATCTTAAAGAAAAGACTGCAATACACAATCTGGATGCATTAATTATACTGGTTGAGAAGTATTACAATGTAGATGAAAGAATACCAGTATTATTTAAGGAAACCTTACCACTTTTGCAGCACTATAGAGATAAAGATCCAGATGGAGATATGTACAAATATAAGTACAGTAATGACGGAACGCCACATTTTGAATCACAAGGGATTCAGCATGTTTCCTTAGAACTTGTCTACAATCAATTTGTATTGATGACTGGTTTGTTTGAGCATATATTGTATAATGTTTCACTTATCGAACACGAATATCAAACAGCAACTTTTACAAAAGACTTATCAAGAGAGCAGATAGAAGATATATCCAAACTATTACCATCGCCACAACAATTTAGTGAGAAAATAAAAGAAGCAAAACGAATTATTAAAGAAAAATATGGAATTGGAAACAATAAGATTGATTCTATAATAGAGTTAATAGATGAACATCCTGAGTTTGCGGCTAATCACGGAAAAGAAGTGCCACTTATTTCAATAAGAGAAGAGGCATTAGCACTATTGGCAAAATCTGCTTCTGATATTTTGGATTGGAACACTGTGTTTAGACAATTAAACAAAGAAGAGATAACTGCATTTTTCACCTTTTCGGATATAAGTGGATGGAGATATTCAGAAAAACAAAGTGCGTATTATTCAGAAGATTTTCAGCGCTTATATAGTAAGCACTTGAAAAGATGGCTGGATGAACACTCTATTGTACCTAAGCAGGAGTATGATTATATTATTGAAGGAATGATAAAATGTGGTCAGACCAAATATGCGAACTTATTGAAACAACTAAGGAATGAATGTCAAACAGAACATAGAGAGTGAGCCTAGATTGCGTGCCTACTACCATGCCTCAAGGCACAAGCAATCCGATCCTGCATCTATAAAATCCCAAGTAATCCGCCTCCGAGTAACAGAGGCAGAAGCACAGCTCTTCAAGACTAATGCTGCCGCAGCCGGCTGTAAAAGTATCAGCGAGTACATCCGATCAAGATGTATAGGCGAGGATAATGACGGTGTGGATAAGACTGCGGTGAAGGAAACGAAAAAGAAAAAGTCGGCAGAATAA